AACCCCTCGGATGCTAGGTTGCTAAACAAAATGGTTGATATGGTAGATAAGAGCCCAATCGAACAATGGATTGAGGAAAAATCCAATAAAGAAACTAAAATATTAAGGGCTGCCTATATTACAAGCGTACAGTCAGTTTTAAGGTATCTAGGACTACAAGACCAACCTGACCCTAAGAAGTATTTAGAAAAACTAAAGGATATATCTGACGAATTGAACTTGTATGCTAAATCAGTTGATGAGCAAATAATTGATAGAAATTCGCTAATTGATAAGTTAATGGCCGAAAACGAAAAGCTAACTCAAACAATTAATTCTAATAAATCATTAATGGATGGCATAAGTAAACTTCATAAAGAAATTGATGCAGATGGTTTATTAAAGTTACAATCCGAAAACAACCAATACAAAAAAGCAATCGCAGAGCAGGCTATTGATTCAGCTAAGATTAAGGAGAAGTTGGAATCTGAAATTGAAAGGTTGAAAACCGCATTAGCTTACATTCATAAAAACAGCACAGAATGGAATATTAAGACAATAGCAGAACAAGCTCACCCTGATTTGAAAGGAGAAGAAAATGGCAAAAGTTAGAACATTGAGCCGAGCCTTCATGAAGGGGCATCCCAAAGCAGGACAGCCGACCTACTTTGTTGAAAAGTTTGTAAAATCATTGCATTTGCATGGCATTAAACCTTTTGATATTGGTTGCCATTTTAGCCATGAATTGTACCACCTTGCTCAACCTAAGCATCACACAATTCGCATGGGCAGGCATTTTAAATCGCAGGATGAACTAACAGTGGCTGTTTGGAGTGGCAAGCCATATCGAAGTAAGCAGATAAAGCTATGGACAGGAAGTATAAGAACTATCAATGTTTTAATTTATAGTTCAAGTCAAGGATTCAGGTTTATGAAGCAAGACACGGATTCAGTTCTTTATCAAATAGGAAGTTTGCATCTAGCAAAAAATGACGGTTTAAGCCACGAAGACTTCCAAGCTTGGTTTAAACTTCCACATGGAATTCATGAAGCACAGATTTTGATTTGGAACCCAGATATTAAATATTAAAACAATGAACTTAGAAAATTACGATTTTAAAATTTACAACGGCAGAATAAAGGTTTATTACCAAGGCTCTGTTATGTTTTCATTCAATCAAATTGACTTTTTAGGGTATTATTTTTTTAAGGATGATACCAAACTTTACGGAATGACATTACACTTTCTTAGAGAAAAAGCTGGTCATGCGGAAATGGATGTCTATTTCAAGGACAAAGAAACTTGGTTAGCCGTAAACACACTACTTGACCAAAACCTTTAACAAAACTAAACCTGGGAACGGAGGAACCGAACACAATACAATATGAACTTCAAACAGTACAAAAGAAAAGGTTTATCTGAAATGATTTCAGTAACCGAATTTATTAACAATGGTGGTGACATGGTAAAGGTAAGCGTATCTAATCCTGACAAAGAACTTGCTAAAGAAGAACCAGCTATTTTTGAACAGGGTTTTATCGCTCGTAACCCAAAGAATCACGAAGACCTATGGTATGTTGCTAAAAAGTATTTTGATGATAACCTTGAACCTGCCACAGCATCACAAAGAGAACTAAAATCCGAAATGTGCGGCCCTCAACGCTGGGATGTAACTAAATTCGTTAATAGCAACAATATTGACGTTGTGGCTATCATTGGAGAAACCAGCGATTTAGGATTATGTGTGTACCAAATTTTCTATTACGATAAATAATACAATTATGAACAACTTAGCAAAAAACACGGAACCAAGCAATGAACCAGATTCAGAATTTAGATCACTGCTCAATGCATTAAGAACAGAAGCCAATGAGGCTAAAAACCTAACCAAAGCATGTGCTGAATTTATAGGGAAATTAAGCCCTATGTGTGAACAACCCGAAATTGACAAAGGCAAGCCACAGCCAATGGGTATTATCAGCGTATTTTGGGAAGAAGTCCAAACCTTAAGGGAGTCAAACGAGAGAATGAGAGAAATCTTAAGCCACCTTCACAAAGTAATAGGAAGCTAAAGCAAAATGATAGACAGACGAATAATATTACAAGCAGGTATCAGGGAAATTGATATTCCAAAGAAAACAAGGGAGTGGTTAGAATTTAGAAGGAACGGGATAGGGGCTTCTGAAATGGCAACCATCCTTGGGCTATCTCCTTATGCGCCAACTGTCACAGAACTGTGGCGTTACAAAGTTGGAATAGGCCAAGCAGTTGACATTAGAAACCAGCATGTATTATTTGGTGGGGAGCTGGAACCATTGATAGTAAAAATGGCTAAGTATTGGGATGGTTCAGAAAATGGATATATTGATAACTACTACGACAATAGGCTTATCAGGGATATTCAGGCCGTGGATTCATACATTATTAATGACCAGTTTCCTCACATATTCGTTTCGCTAGATGCTTTCATCCCACAGGGCTGTGTTAGGCTTGACATAGATGGTGGTGACTTCACCGGAGAAGAATTGTGGATTGATCATCCGTTGGAATGTAAGAACATATCCGGTTATAATTCGCGCAAGTGGGTTTCTGGAATACCGATTATGTATTATGTTCAGCTGCAAACCCAAATGATAGCCCTTGGTGTTGATTATGGGGAACTAGCGGTGTTGGTTGATAACTCACAGTTTAGCGTTTATCCATTTCAGGTGAATGAAGTTTGGAGGCAGCGCATACTTGAAAAGTCAGAAGAGTTTTGGGATTCTGTTTTGCTGGGGCGAAAAGCCCTTGCTGCAGGTGATGAAGATATGTTGGCCTATTTGGAGCCACAGCCAAATGAAAGTGAAGCATACACAGAGTTCTATTCAGAAGAGTTCAAACGCAAGGATGCAATTGAAAAGGCCCTTGGAGGGGATGATGAAAAGGAGCTGTGCAATAAGGTCAAATTGTTGATGGAGTTTGAAGATGTGCTAGACGAAACCAAACAGCTATACAAAAACCGACTTACCAAGAGCATTGTTGATATTGGCTGTGAAAAACTAACATTCCCTAACAATGGATATATTAGATATGCTAAGAGGTCCAACTCTAAAAACTATAGCATTGATTTTAGGGGTTTCAAGCCTGATTATCCAGAAGAACTTGTTGAAATCTTCACAAAATCTGTTAGGAAATTAGTGTAATTTATGTTTCCTTTGTTTACATATTATTAACGATTAGCGCAAAATGATTATACAGCATCAAATAAAACCCTTACTACACGCAAGATGTGCGAAAATTGGGGTTAATAGCAATATTGCACAGGAGAAAAAGAAACTAGCAAAGGCCATGGGGCTTTCAGATGCATGGTTTCGTAGGCTGTGGAGTGATCCATATATGCCTATCAGCAAAGAGTACGAATTAAAGGCAATTGAGTATTTAGGAATTAAAGCAGAAGAATTATATGTTATCCTCAGAGAAAAAACCAAAAAGACCAAGACCTTGGCTTAGGGAGATTGAATATACCAGAGCTGTTTTAAAGGATGGTAATTTGATTTTTGGTACTGAGGATGAAAACGGGGTATTTGTTCCATCTGAATCAGGGATTGACATTAAAACAGAAACTAAGAAGGGGTTTTTTGAGCATTGGGGTATAGATTACACAAGGCCAGACGTTACCTCTTCACAACTGGTTCAAATTACTGTGGCGTATATTGTGGATGCTACCACGGGAGAGGTTATAAAAGTTGCTGATGTATCAGCTATTCGCTTCTTATGACAAGATGGACCGCAAAAGCATTGAAGGAAAAAGGAGTAGTTTTACCTCCAAGGAAGAAATCTGCAATAAAAGCCACAGAGGCACCTGAAATTGGTGAAATGAAATGGGTATTGAAAGCACTAGGGTTAGCTTACGAATGTGAGTTTAAGTTTGTTCCTGAAAGAGATTTCAGAGCTGACTTATATATTCCTTCTCTTAATTTAATACTTGAATATGAAGGGTTATTCGCGGAAGGTAAAAACGGCACGGGTATGAGTAGGCACACAACACCAAAAGGATATACCAATGACTGTATTAAATACTTTCTTGCCAATGTGCATGGGTACAAAGTTTTGAGAGTAACAGCTATTAATTACAAAGAGCTATCGAATTATATAAAAATTTTACAAAATGAATCAGTTTAAATTAACAGGCACTATCTTCAAATTTGTTGAGGATGAAATTGAGGTAGTTCACAACTATCAAAAAACAGTATTAGTATTAAAATGCGAGAATGGTTCAAGAACTATACAGCATGTTCCTATTGATTTCCCAAATGAAAAAAGGTCCTTAATTGGAGGCTTTAAAAATGGTGAATTGGTTGAGATTACATGTGTTCCTAAAGGCAGAATGAAGAATAAACAAGGCCGTGAGCTGTACTATGCAGCCTACGAAGCCACAGAAATAACTAGAGTATAAAGAATATGACAGAGCAACAAAACCAGAAAGAGACTAAAGCTCCCAAGCAGGAGTTATTAGTGCTCGATCCATTTCAACACCAAGAAGCGGAGTTGACTAAACTAGCCTCAGATTACACCAATTATGTTGTAACAGAGGACAACCTTAAGGAAGCAGAAGCCGCTAGGCTTAAAGTGTGGCGTATTAGGGTTAAAGAACTTGGAGCAGGTTTAAAGGAGCGACTTGCTAAAATCAAGGAGTTTAAAGAGGACCAAGAAACCAAGTATGAAAAGCTGTGCAACATTATACAGCCAGTGGAAGAATCCCTTGAAAAGAAAATTGCATTGGTTAAAGCTGCCAAGGAAAAGCGTGAGCGTGAAGAGAAGGAGAAGGAGCAAGCAAGGCTATCTGGCCACAGAACTAAGTTAGCAGACCTAACCAAGTTAGCTGTTAAAATTAATTCTATGGAATTGGAGGACCTTGAAAAAGTTGATACTGCTTGGGTTGATCAATACGATTCTCAGGAATTTAAAAATGAGTTCATTCAGGCTGTTAGTGCTGTGGTTTTGGCTAAAACTTCTCGCCAAGAATTGCTTGAATTGAGAAAGAAGGAGGCAGACAGAAAAGCCAAGGAAGAAGCAGAAAAAGCAGGAGCCAAGAAATATGATGATGATTTCAAACTCCTAACTGAAATGCTTACTAAGGTTAATTTAACCGAGGACTTAAAGGAGGTTCAGATATTTTTAGAAATAGGAACCAATGCAAAGCCAGAAGCATACGGCATAAATGCAACACAAGCACAAGGGGTATTGGCAGCATTGAAAATGCTTGCAGAAAATAGGGAAGATTTTTTGACCAAAAGAGCAGCCGAAAAAGTTACTGTGGTACCGAAAGAAACGCCACAGGTTGAACCAGAAGCAACACCAGACCTTCCTGCTAGTATGAGTGGGTATGTTCCAAATAGGGGAGCATTTGCTTCAGGTCCAATATCAACAGATAGGGATGTGTATTTTTCTGATATTCCTAAAGAACAGCCCACAGCTCCAAACATGGCAAACCATATCCCTGATATGGAAGAGCCAGAAGTAGTGCAAGCTAATTTTGATGCTTCACTTGATGAATTTAACGTATTCAGCTACGAAACATACAAGGTAGCCCTTTCCAAAAATGTACCGGAGAAAGCAGCGAAATCAATTTTGAATTATTGTGAACACATGTTAAAAACCAAATAAATTATGGCAGCCGAGAGTTTAGAGAAAATTAAAAATCATGTTTTGGCCACGTTGCCAAACAAGTTAGAAAAGAACAATTCATTTAAGATGGATGTTCAACGCGAATTAGGTTTCGCATTTCAGGCGTTTCAAGCTAGTGAATACATGCAGAAGGCCACGCCTGAGAGTATTATTAAAGCTGTGACAAATGTGGTCCTTACGGGCCTTACACTTAATCCCGTGCTACAACAAGCATGTTTGGTGCCACGGGCAAAAAATGGAGTAGTTGAGTGTTGTTTGGAACCAATGTACCAAGGATTAATTACCAAAATGATTGATACGGGGCAAGCCACAGACGTATATGCCCACGTTGTTTATTCAGGTGACAAGTTGGAAGTAATGATGGGTAGCAGCAAGAAATTGGAGCATGTTCCTTATTACTTCATGGGTATAACTGAAAAAAATAAAGGTGAGGCTATTGGTGTTTATGCTGTGGCTGTTCTTCCTAATGGTGATAAGAAATGGGAATTTGTACCTGCCGAGCGTATTCATGCAATTATGCAAACCTCAGAAAGCTACAAAAAATCAATTAAAGATGGCAACAAGTCTAGTATATGGCTAGGAGCCCACAAGGATGAAATGTGGAAGAAAACAGCTATTAAGGCTCTCTTTAAAGTAATGCCCAAAAATGATTACTCAGAAAGGGTTGCTAAGATTTTGGAGGTGGAGAATGAAACACAACAATTCATTGTGCCTGCAGAAATGCCACAGAAAACACTTATTGAATCAACGCCAAACAATCCAGCTGTGATAATTGATGAATCTAAGTTAAAGAAGAGCGATAACGTAAAGAAGAACGCTGACAAAACCATTCATAAGCTAGAGGACCTCAATAAAAAAGAGGAACAGAAACCAAATATAGCTCAAAATGCTGGTAACAAATACGGCATTGTAAATTCATTGAAGATTCAGGAAGTAGTAACCCAATTGAAGGAGCAGGATTTGTACGGGAAGTTAGAAAAGTGGGTTGAGCTTAATTCTGTGCATGAATCCATTGATGAATTTTTGATCAACGGAACGGAGGAAGATTTGAACAACGCCCTTAATGCAATTTAACCTTAATTAAAAGTAATAAAAAAGGCCACTTAATTGTGGCCTTTTTGTTAAAATCTAATTGGTAGTTTTTTCAAATACAAGTAATAATCAATTTCTGTTAAACCTTCTCCTGATGGATGTGGGTCGTGAGCTGGATATGTTTTACTTGTTACAATACAATGTCGCGTTCCTCTTGGTGATACGCCACGGGAAATAAAATAGTCTCGCTGTGGCAAATCTTCCACGTTACGGGTTTTAATAATAATACTGCTATGCTTATTACATAGCCAAATGTTCAAAACGTCTAACCACATTGGATCATCCTTTTTGCTGTCTCCTGGCATATAGAAAACCTCAATGTTGGGTACCATTTCAGGTTGTTTATCTAAAATGGATGCTATGCAAGTGGCAAGGCAATTACCATAGGTAAGCCTTTCGCCTTTGCTTGACTTGGTGCCGAATTTGGTTTGGATATTCTTTTTCATGTTACTTATTTTTGATGCCTAAAATTCTTCTGTACTCAGGTTGGATGGTAATTACCCTATTACTCTTCCTTACGTCTATTCCGGTAATCGGTCCAAACTCTTCTGCCATTACAACCATTTCTTCCTCATAAATCTTATCAATCACCTTTTGGCTGTGGCGTTCTTTCAATGCTACCTTCTCTGTGATGGTGCACTGATTCCATTTAAGTTCTATTCTAGTGCTCATACATTAAATAGGGGATTAAGACTGATAAAATTCCAAATAATCCGCTTAGAACCAATGTTCCAATAGCATAACACATAATTACTGTGTCCTTCCATGAAGATTCATCATCCACACGGGTTTCTTGTGTTTTAGTTTCCATTTTTAGATATTTTAAAGTGATTGTTATGTTTGGGTTTTCGTTTGCTTCTGTGTACCAAAACCACTGATTCCAATCCATGCATGTTCTTGGAATTACGCTGTGGCTTAAATTAAGTTTCAGTAAATCTTCGTTCTTCATTTTGCATCAATTAAATATTTGAAAATAATAACTAAGATAACTACAATTAAATAGATTAGTGCTGGTTTATTGTTTTTTTTCATGGTTAAAAATTTGATCTAACTAATTCTTCAGCCATTCGTGTAACTACAATTGGCACGACTGAATTGCCAATAAACTTTTTTTGCTGTGTTTGGTTGCCTTTTAATATGTATCTTCTAGGGAATCCCTGAACTCTTAGTAGTTCATCAATTCTAAACATTCTCATTGTGATATCATATATGCCATGCATGGCCATGAACTGCTTAATTTTCTTGACCATTTCTGAATCTGTTTCATAAATCTGAATACCAAATACTCCTTTTTCTAATTGAACCAAATAAAGAGGTGCTTTATCCATCCTAGCTATAATTGTGGAACAAGGTTGGTCCACAGAACCAGCATTAGTATTAAACCATTGAGGGTTTACAATGAAGCATGTAACCAAATTTAATTTAGGACTTCCCGTTATGCTGCCTGATGGCGTTTCAATAGAAGAATTTGTTTCTTGCCCAAAATCTCTGTAAATAAATCTTGGTTGTATTATTCCTGCGCTATCTTTTGTCCTTAGCGTTGGTCCTGGACTATCTATTGAGGTACAATTGTGTCCATTCCCATAATAGGATGCTAAAAAATCAGCCTCTCCCTTTCCTGATACAAATTTTAACAACCCAGAATAAATCCTTTTCAATGTGTTTTCAGAAAGTGGCTTCGGCCTATCAAATATACTTCTGCCTTTATCTTCCAAGTCTAAAACTTCTCTCACTGCTTTCCACGGGCTCAATAACAAATCCCCGTTTTTTGAATGTGTAGCCACGGGCCAAGAAATTGGCAAACCTTTTTTAGCAAAATATGCAAAGAATCTTTTGCGGCTGGTGTATGCACCAAAGTCAGCAGAGTTTAAAGCCCTCCAATCATATTCATAACCAACACCAAGAGCTTTCATTTCTTCAACCCATCGTAAATAATCAGAGCCTTGTTTTCTTGAAATAGGTTTATCGTGTTCATCAAGTGGACCCCAGCTCATAAATTCAACTACATTTTCTATACCTACATAGTCAGGGTTAAGACTTTCAACATACCACGGCATGAAGTCAGCTAAACTTCTTGAATCTGCATCCCGTGGCTTGCCTCCTTTGGCCTTAGAAAAGTTGGTACACTCTAGGCTTGCCCATAGCAATAATTTTGCTTTGGGATATTTCAATTGTGCTTCCAATGCTATTACTTGTAGCTGCTCCATTTGAATGTGCCTTATATCTTCTACAAAATGGATAACATCAGGATGATTAGCTTCGTGACTTGCAATAGCAATTTCATCGTGATTAATTGCTGCTATCACTTTACAATCTTGTGCACTTTCAAATCCGGTGGAAACACCACCTGCACCTGCGAATAAATCTATAATTAGTAACTTCATTGTTTCTGATATGGGAATCGAACCCACGCCACAGAGGCATCCAATACAGAAAAAGCGGGGGAATTAGGAAACACGACTAACCTAACTCCCTTTATCCGCTTTCATTATTTTAAGTACACGGTATAGACAAGTCTAAAACCTTGTGCATGTACGGGCTCAATTCGCACATAGCTATTGAACACGCTTAATTTTTTCATCCTGAATGTTCCAATTATTTTGATGTCATTTTGTACCAACCAAGAATTAAAGTCAATGTAATATCGGTCTGCTTGTATGTCGCACCAATCTTTATAAATCCTTTTAATCTGTGGCCTTAGTTCTCTTGAAATAGTGGCTTGTATTTCTAGTGGTAATTGGTTAAATTCAATAGTCTGTCCTGATTCCATTTTTATAGGTTAATTAAAGTTAGTGCAACAAAGTTCAAATCGTTTAGGCAGTTGTCAACCCTTTCAGATATGTAGAGGTTGTATTTAGAGCATCCTAGCTTCTTTCTAGTGGCTAAATAGCACTCTTCAGCATCTTTTATCAATACCCATTTACGAAGTGAATTAGACCACTTGTAAAGGTTATTTTCCAGAGTTAGCATAAACCTCTCCCCGTGTTCATTCTTGACGTAGAACTTCACCATTTTGTCCTTTAGTTCTTCGGCCAAAATAGTCACGGGTACTCCGTTTGGTAATATATATCCTTTTCCTTTCATGCTTTTAGCAGTTAGTTTACAGCCCGTGGGCTGTCCTCACTATTTATCCTGACTTGGAACAGGTGCTAATATGTGCTCATTAATAAATTGAACTATTAAATCACAAGTCATTTCTGTTTTTTTAGATAAATCGCCACAGACCAATGATATTATTGGTTTATCCTCTTCCAATACCCTATAAATTTGGTAGCTTATGCCTTTTATTGCTACCACATACCCCTGCTCTTCAATTCTCCTAATAACTGGTATCAAATAGTTAAAATCGGTATCAAATGGGTACTTCACAGCGTTTGTAAATCTACCCGTAAATGTAAGGGCTAATCCATTCCAAAGGTGAGCTAGTTCTCCTATTGTTTTGGCGTATTTATTGCCATTGTAAATAGGGTTAAAAACATCGTGTTGGTAGTCTATAACTTCATAACCCATAAACTTTGCAATGGTCTGTGTAATTAACAAATCTTTTTCCATGATATTATATATTATTGGTTTGACAAAATGTATCAAAATAAGCCTCTTCTTGTGCTTCTATCATGCCAAGGGCTGCATCAGGTTCTTGCGTAAATTTACAGGTGGTTTCTGAGGTCATGGAATAGCATTTTTTAAGGTCATAGTTGTAAAGCATTTCTTCTTCTTTCATTATCCTAACTCCCGTTTCTGCGCATTTGCTGTTAAAAATTGCCTTAATGACTTTCTGTTTATGGTCAGCGGTGGGAATTTGGCTTCCTGGTGCTGGGGTAAAACTGCTCTTTGCAGGCACATCAAACTCAATTTTGTAAAAGTCCTCTATTAATCCACAGCTCACATTAGGATTGTCAACGATTCTAAAATTATGTGCACCTTTTGGGAATGATTGATTAACTAGGATTCTGTAAAGCACTTCGCTTTTTTCGTGGTGTCTGTTCCATTTTTCAGGCTCTTGATAGCTCCAATTAGTAAGCATTTGCTGCCTTGCTTCCTCGTCAATCAATCTGTGGCAAAACAAATGTTTAGTTTGTGGCAACCCTTCAATTCTGTTGGTTAGCTCGTACATATCAATCATGCCATTGAAAGAGCCGTATTGATACTTATTTGTAATCGCTGCCACTTCTTTGGTGGTTGCCCCTAGTGTCCATTCAACATCCACAGAATCACCTCCTGAATAGTTTTTAGAGGTTATTCTAAATGTAATGTCGGGGAACTTTGTTTTTAGCTCAACCCTAATTGCTTGTGCGCATTGCGCAACTCTCGAAAGTTGTTTTTTCATTGTCGTGTTACTTGGTTTTATAGTTTGTGATAGCTTGATTGAATAATTCCTTTGCATCTGTACCTTCTGAATGGCGTAACCTGATTTCATACTTGTACTTTGTGTCGGGATGCCATACTAAGGTTTCATCCTTTGCCATGTTTAGATTAACGAAGTATTTTACGCTAAAATCTTCGTGTGAGGCATCAAATAATGATTCCATTATTTCACCTTCTACTACTTTTTTAAATGTTGTTTCCATGTCGTATTTTGATTAAGACCACCCTTGCGGATGGTTTCGGCTATTTAAGCCTCGTCAGTTAATCTTCTATTTCAATCAGGATTCCACCATTTACTACAAATTCATAGTCTAAATCTGCCCATTCAGTATAATAGCTATTGCACCCCTCGTCACCTCCTTCTTTTTCGTACAAGTCATTGAAATCTTTATATCCTAGTGTCCGTGCGTGTTGGTCGGCTAACTCTTGGGTGCTTGCGTATGTTCCATCACTATCAAAATACCATCCTTCATCCATGCCGTTATCAGTAAATGAACATTTACGCATGAACTTTTCACCTTCTTTGCCTTTTACAAATCTGTGGGCTGTGTAAAACTCTTCCAATGTATCAAACCAATCCGCAGTTTCTCCCCAAATTTCATCCTCATATTTTGCAGTGAATTTAGTTGTAAGGTCATAGGCAAGCTCCCACGCTCCACCCATGCCCATTTGTTGATGTCTTAGGTGCGCTATTGATTCCTCATTTTCCCTATCAATATCATCCTGAACGAATGATATAATTTCGTGGTGAGTTTCTGCCCATTCACGTTCCACGGGAACACGGCCAACTTCAATTCCAAACTCTGCGCCATCCTCTTGGGCGGCTGTGAGGTCTTCATATTCCTCAATCAATGATTCTGAACCATCAGGATGTAGGCGGTAAACCTCAAAGCATCCAGATACGAATACTTCCTTTGCTTTCTCGGTAACAATTAACCAAGTAAAGCCTTTTGTTGTTTTTGTGTTCATTATTCTGCAATTAGTTGTTTAAGTAAATTAAGGTCAATTTCAGCCCAAAACTCGTCATTGGTGTGCTCGCCATAGCATTGGATGGTTACACCTTCATGTGAGAAGAATTTAGTGGTATAAGAGCGTAATTTGTTTTCGGGCATGTTATCAAGTTCACTATCTTCTAAATCTACCAAATGAGCCCCATTAGTATTAAATTCGTTTTCATCTTCCATTCTGTCAGTGTTTATGAATGTTGGCGATGAATCTAATGTTTGGATGCAAAACAAAGAATGTTCTGCAATAATTGGGGCAAACTTAGCTTGCTCTTCAACTATCCTTTTACATTTTTCAATTGGAATGAATAGCGCATCTACGCTATCAAAATCGCTGTTTGTTCTTGCAGGGAATAATATTCCCTTGTTTGTTGTACTCATTTTGTCGTGTATTATTTATTTAGTGTGTTTGTTTACGGGCATTTCTGCCCGTGCTCACAATTTAGGGGACTTGCAACCCTACACTAATTGTTTGAGTACCATTATTTGTTTGATTACATTAAAAAATTGAGGGCTATTAAAAAACTCATTTATATCAGTAAATTGATTAGGTTTAAGTGTTTTTATATTGTGGGTTTTGTTGGTATAAACAGATACCTCTTCAAGCAATTCGTAATAGCCTTCTTTAAAGTAAAACATTACTATATCATCTAGTTGAATATTCCATGATGTATCTGTATTAAATTTCGGATTTATTGTTACACGGAACATTGGCAAATCCTTTTTTAACAAGTCCAAATCAGCATACAATTTTGCTTTAAGATTGGCAGCATGTTGTTGTCTTTTTTGTTCTGCTGTGGCATCCCTTTCTACTTCAATTTTGATTTTATCCAATAGACTGGGTTTTTTCGGCTCTAATAGGTCTATCCTATGAATAACATATTGCACGGCCTCAGATGGCACGGAATTAAGCATATACTCCGTAGCTTCTTCATCCGATTCCATTTCATCAAAGAAAGATGCAAATAATAGGTTTGTGAGTGTTGGTGTTTCTTCAACGCTTCTAGCAAGTAAATCCAATACTTCCATAAATGCCTCTCTGTGGGCTGATGCAAGTATTACCCAATCATTGTTTTGTCTTCTTATCCTCCCATTTGGATAGTAAATAGGGCCTGAACCCGTTTGTTCCCAATAGTAATTTTGTGGGTTGTCAATGCCTGATGCATCAAAAGGCAAATGTTTGATTTCTTCAAATTTTTTCATGTTGTCGTGTTGTTAGTTAGTTTATAGGGCATTGCTGCCCTATCATCACTATTTGTGCGGACTTTGAACCGCTAACCACTTATATTAAACCTTCGTCAGCGAATGAGAAGAATGAACCGTTGGCAATTATTACATGGTCTATTAGCGCAATATCTAAAAACTTTGCTGCCGATTTAATTGTGTCCGTAATTACTTTATCTTGAATTGAAGGGTTAAGATTTCCGCTTGGGTGGTTATGGCACAAAACTATACCGCTAGCAATATGTTTTAAAGCGTGATGAAATAATAATTTGCTATCTACTACGCAACCACTAACACCGCCTACAGATAGCCTAATTTGCTTTATTACACCATTATTGCGATTAAGTAATAATAGCCAAAATTCTTCGTTTGGTAAATCCTGCAAAAATGAAAACTGTTCATAAATATGCGATGAACAAGTAATTTTTTTCTTTGCCATTCTGTTGTGCCTTGCAGCTAAATTTAAAACTGCTTGGTACCAATCAGATTCCAAAAAATTATCATCTTTTTTATAGCCAATAAACTTGGCTATATCTTTATCAGACAAAGCATTTAAACCTAATACTGCTGCCATTTCTCGTACATTGTTAGTTGTCATGATATTAGTTTTTATTGAATTGAGAAATAAAAAGCCACAGAATAGAAACGGCAGCACCAACAAGGGCGCAAATAAGGGATTGCATGATAATCGGGTGTTTAGATGATAGCTCTACAAATATGAGAAGGAAGAATCCAGAAATGCCTGAAATAAGGCCAACACGCATAAAGAACCAATTGTGCTTTTTCATTATACTAAACCCTCCTTCCTTAGTGCTTCCATTTCTTCTGCGGATAAAATAACCCAATTAGTATAATCTGTGGCCTTGTATAGTAATTCATGTGATTTATCGTATTCATTGTGCTCGTATATCTCATATATACAGCAGCTATCTTCATCCATTGCATTAATACAATCAGCTAAACTAAAATACTCTTGATCATCTGTAAATGACTTATAAATTTGATATGCGTCATCATGCATAAATAAATAACATGTCACAGAATCAACGGGCTTTTCCATTGCTGCAATCTCTGCAACCTTATCAGCCCATTGTATATAGCTGTTAGCAGAAATAAGGGGGTTAGACCATTCCTTTGGATTTTCGGTTGCTCCTTCTTTGGTCATGGCTGCAATAGCTTGGATGCGTTCCCATAGGATAGCATTAGACACGGGGTTTGTAAATGCCCGTAATAGTTCAATTACTCGATTTTCGTTTGTCATTGTCGTGTTTTTAATTGGTTAATACAGCCATGTTTCAGGCTGTTTCAAGCATTTAGCTATCGTCAGTTAACCTTTCTAGCTTTAGCGTTTTTTCTAACGCTGTTAGATTCATATATCTTTCTAACCTCTGTTATTGAATGGATGGATTTTCTAATAGCTTCCCAATCAATAAGATTTTCATAATCATAAAACTCTGCACACTCATTGTCAAGCATTGTTTGAAGTGCTTTTTCTGAATTTCTTAAAATTGTTAGTGTTGTCATGCTATTTAATATTAATGGTTGATTGTAATTCGATACATTCAGGCTGTTTGTAGCCCCTTTGATTCCATACCTTGTGGGCTAAATCTTTTGCCCTTGCATGGTTTGCCTTATTCAATATAATAGATACCTTGTGTTTGGCTATTATCTCGCTGCCCTCTGCCCATCCACTACCAAGTGACCATATAACGCCACAGAATAAATATTTTGTTCTCATAGCATGTATTGACCTTTACGGAAGTTAGAGAGGGAGAGACCATAAATAGCAAGGATGCTAACAGAATGGTGCGAAGTGCTTTTTTTGCCAATCTTAAACGGGTTGTTTTTTTTATAACCCAATTGGAACATAATGCAGTTGATTTGAGCGTTTTGCTCAATCTTTACAGCACCTTTGAAGATTGTTATTGTCTTGACGTTCATATTATGCTAAATCGGCCCTCCTAACCTCATTAAAAAACAATTGTTGCTGTCTAGAAGCCCTATATTTGGCTTCTTGTAGGTCTTTTGCTGCTTTCATTTCTTGAATAGCCACATTAAGTTTTTTCTTCCTATTTTCCTCAGAAAATTTAACAATTACAGCAATTTGCTCATCTGTAGCAATATTATTGCCTTTTTTTTCAGATTTCAATGTACCTAAAACTACCCTATTACCTAGGGGTTTGAAGGGCTTTACCCTTGTTTTTTTGCTTGATTTTGCCATTTTTTTGTCGTGTTAAAAGACAAACAAAGCTATATATTAAAAACATAATATCAACAACAAAAACAAAAACAAAATAAAATAAATGGTTAGTTTGCTGTAATACAGCTATTTATACAAATGAAAATCTTTGTTAATTTCTGCCCAAAGTATATCCCCGTGTGTCATTTCATAGGCTGTTATGCTTGCCTTATATTCACGGGCAAATGAATGAACAAGTTTTTTGCCTTCATCAGTTAATTGATAACAGCGCAAACGCTTACCCGTGCTGGGGCTGCTCACTTGTTGAGAGTATAAAATGCCACGGGTTTTAAGCAACCGAAGAACGGAGAAGAGACGAGAAGTAGGAGAACCAAATATAAGGGGCATCTTAGAGGGATGGAAATAGCGTTCCTCCCCGTCTGTCTTACTAAGGATGTAGATATAAACAACTAATTGGTATGTTCTATGCGTTAGCTTGTGCTTTTTCAGGAATTTAACAATAAAATTAGCATAAAAGAACACGTTTGCTGCGTGAAATGTGCCCAAAATATAAAGTTCTTCTCCTAATTCCCTTTTCAATGTTGCTTTTATGGCTGCCCTATTATCTGCGCCTACATAGCGTTTACGAATCTTAAAGCCTCCATTACCCGTTGGATTGTTATTCATGGCCACAAACCTATCGAAAACATGCCACAGATACAAATAGGGCAGCAAGAGGAAGAACACAAGGAGAGAGAAAACACACCAAGAGAACAAACACGCTTTTTTTTGCCCTTTTTTTTTGATATTTAATTATGACCTCACATTTTTACACCTTTTCATGAAATCATTTGGTTGCACATTACTGTTCTGACCTAGCACTTTTCAACCCTTTTAATTGTTGATGGCGATTAGTCACTTTTTATACAAATTGGCACATGTTGCAGCCCCAAATTTTGCCGTTTTCGGTCTGTTTCACTCAAACACACGTTTAACTCAATTCCAAAGGTACAATCTATCCACCCATGTTGAGATAATGCCTTAAATGTGCCTTAAAACGTGTCACATTATGTTAAATAGGCTCTAAAATTGTCAAAAATGGCTAAAATTGGTCACATCAGAGTAAACCCAAGTAAACATAAACAATGGTAAAAAATAGGTCGATTTTTTGTCCGATAATTAACATTATGTTAAATAGACCCAAAATGAGGTGTGAATATATGGCCTCTCCCCTACCCTATCGAATGGCAATGGGGTGGGTTCGCAAAAATCAAATCGGCCTAGCTGGCACGGGGCGTCGCACAATATACTAACCACCTTAACAAGTTTTTGTAGGGAAATAGGGTAAAAGTGGTAATGTGGAAATTGGTGTGGATAAAATGTTTCATAAATGAGATACAGGTACCGATAAAACACTTACATTTGTTTCACATTTGAACGAAACGATATGTTTGTAAAGATAAAAAATAGCAAAGAGCTGGTAGAGTTTATCGAAAAGGAGATAAAAACTAGGAAATTGAGGGTGAATGATGTTTGCTTGGGAATAGGGATGAGTAGGAGTCAATTTTGGAGGTTTCGGACTGGTGATAGTAGTTCGGTATTTAACTTTGATGATTATATGCGTATGTGTGAATATTTTGGAGTAGAGAATGTATTATTGAAGGAGGAATAAGTGATGTCGTATATAGTGATCAATGAGAAGCGTGATGCAGATGGATTGGAAGAGCAGTATTGGGTGTTTTTTAGGCTATGGTGTAGGTTTGGGTATGAGATAAAAAGGGAGCAATATGCAGCATTAGGAAAGGAGTTAAGGGCGTTGAAGTTGGTGATAGACCAGAAGAGGGGAAAAGTGCCGTGTTTGCCTGATAAAATTTGAAAATTAGGGCTTCGCCCGTTTGCTGTGTATTCGTGGCGTGATAGGGTTGGCGAAAAGTGGTAAAAAGTGGCGTTTTTTGAGTGGCGCGGTTTTGCTGGGGTTGGCGAGTGTTCTTTATAGTATTTGGGGAGTTGGCGGCTGTGAACGTAGTTGTGTCCGAAAGACCTTTACACAACTTATAGGCGAAAGCGTGACTAAAGGTAGTAACGTAAGTATAACTATAAAAAGGTTGAAATCCTTTTCTCTCCACTGAGCCGTTCGAAGCGGTAAGGGTGGCTGTCGGTCATGGGACCTTCGCAATTGTGTTTGAAAGACAATGCAATACAGGGCGTAGCCTGACAAGAACGGAAAGACGTACGACCAATACCGCTGGTAACAGTATGCGGAAAAGCTGGAATGAGCCAAGGTGGTGAGGCGCAACCAATGATTCTAAGGTTTAACGATTTTTAGGCTTTGAATTTATGTTGTCATGATGGGTTCGAGCCCCATATTCCAGCCAAACTTTATAAAAGTGCCTCCGTAACAGAATGTGCGGCTAGTGGGGAAGTGCCCCACTTTAAAAATGACCTTAATTAATGGGTAAATATATGAAAACACAAGAATTAATTACGGAAGTCAAAGAACTTCCAAAACAATTGCGCGAAGAGTTTTTGCGTAATCATTGTACCAACGTATCAGTTGGCCAGTATTTCAAACGCTTTGATGATGAAGATTTATCACAGCAAGAAAAGGAGCTGGCAAACAAAAGCATTGAGCTTTCCATCTTAGAGGACCAGTTTGATGAAGTTAAGAATGAGTGGAAAGCCAAGGTGAAAGAGAAAAAGGAAGAGTGGAAAAATGCTTTAACCTTGCTTAAGCAAAATGGTGAGTGGCTCAATGGTGAGCAGTTTATGTTTGCGGACCAAAAACGTGGCGTGATGGAGTTTTATGACAAAAATGGGGATTTTGTTTCATCCCGTAGATTGCTTCCAGAAGAAAAGCAAATGTCCATATTTGATACAGACAAGTTTTCTGTTACCGCAAAAAACATGGAGCCAAACATGGGTACTATTTCAAAGTCTAACCAATTAGGAGAATAATTTATGAAATCAGAGATTAAAGTAGAAGCAAAAGAAGGAGTGTTAATGGTATTAGAGGGAAAAGCCCCAGAGCCAATTAACCCAAAAAGAGAGTACTACATGGGCGGTAATATCCGTGCCGTGGTAGATTATGTAATTGGCAGAAAAAAAGCAGGGGTGCCGGTGAATCCGCAAAATGCTGTTGTGGTAATTGACGAGACAGCCCTCACAATTACACTAACCACCGAAGCACATTTGCATGACCAGGGAGGTGTTACTGTGGAAGCTAAATTGGAGCCAAACCCAAGATTGCAAGAATTTCAGATCAACAAAAACCACAGATTTGGTTTGAAGGATTTGGAAAGGTTGGTTAATTTCAATGCCGACATGTTCAATGGCGAAGCTCATGCTAATGCCCATGGAATGTTAGTTGCTGCATTGCGTAACTTCACAGCAAAAGCTAATATTGAAATTCAGCAAGGTGGAGACAAAAGAGGAAACAAGGCCGAGAACTTCACCAAGACTGTTACCACAGATATCATTCAGAACTTTACTTTGTCTGCAAATATTTTTAAAGGCACAGAGGTAAAAACATTTACTGTGGATATCTGCTACGAAATCAATGATAATGTTGTTCGTTTCTGGTTAGAGTCAACAGAGTTGTTCCAGCTTACTATTCGTGAGCTTAACAGCCAGTTTACCACACAGAAGGAGTACTTATCTGATTTAACAGAAGGTACCTCACAGCATGGTTTAATAGTTATTTCGAAATAATTTTGAGAGGCCCTTTCCATTATTGATATGGTTAGGGCTTCTCCTTAAACGCTAATCTGTGGCGTAACACAGATAAAATTGCAAATGGGAATAAGAATGATTTTTGAAAGTGGGGATGCTTCAATAGCCCCAGAAGTTGCTAATGAAAAGAAAAGATTAGTACTAAATATAGGAATGAATAATGGTTTAGGTAAGTCAACACATATTGTGATGCACTTGGATAAAAAAACAGCCATTCGCCTTACCAAGCATTTACGTTCACTTATATCAGAAATGGAGGACTAACATGGCTAAGGGACTACCATATTTTGAATTTTGGACTTCCGAATGGCTAACTGGTGACATTTGTTTTGAGGACCTAGAAACACAGGGTTTATTTATTAATATCTGTGCCTTATATTGGCAGCGTAATGGTGACTTATTAGTATCAGATATTGAAAGAAGATATAATAAACCGAACGCTTTTAATTCGCTTACCGATAGGATAATTTCGGTTTCAGATGGGTTAATAAAAATAGCTTTTTTAGATGAACAATTACTTGCAAGAAAACATAAAAGTAAAGTCAATTCTGAAAATGGAAGCAAGGGAGGAAGGCCGAAAACAAAGGAAATAAAACCGAACGCTTTAGTTTCGTTAACCGAAATTAAACCGAATCAAAAGGCAATAGAAGAGAATAGAAGAGAAGAGAATAGAATAGAAGATAATAAAAGAGAAGAGAATTTACATCCACTTCAAAAGTGGATTAAAGAAACTAAACCTTTTGTTTCTAAAATTTCTAGTCAACTTTCTTTTGCAGAATGTGAAAGGTTAGTAATTCAATTTGATAAAACAACTCTACAAAATATTCTTGAGAACATGGAAAATTACAAGGGAGTTGAAAAAAAATATACTAGCGTTAACCTTACTGTTAGAAAATGGATAGCCAAAGATATTGCTGATAAGAAAAACTTACCAGCAGGTCAACAAGCTGATAGACCTGATTTACAAAAAGCAATTTACAAAGGATAGTACCATGGAACAGAAAAGAAAAAACACCCGTGGAAACCTTTTGTTAGAATCAGGATCAAAACTTCCACCACAGGCCATAGATTTAGAAGAGGCTGTTTTAGGGGCTTTAATGATAGAGAGTGGTACATTTGATAGCGTGATGGAAATTATTTCGCCAGAGGTTTTCTATAAAGACAACCACGGCATAATTTATCAAACTATCTGTGAGCTCAAAACAGAAAACACTCCAATTGACATTTTAACAGTTACAAATAAACTTCGTAAAAATGGTAAATTAGAATTGGTTGGAGGTGCGTATTACGTTACCCAACTTACCAATAATATTGCATCTGGGGCAAACATTGTAACACATGCTTACATCATTAAGGAAAAGCACATCCTTCGTGAAATGATTAGGATTGCTGGTGTTATAACCAAATTGGCATTTGAAGAGGACACAGATTTTGAAGAGGCTGTGGATAGGTTTGAAGAGGAAATGCAGCCTATTCGTGATTTTCTTGGTGGCGTGAATCCATATACACCATGGGCAAAGTTGCTAAAAGAAGAGAATGAAAGGATCAAAATTATTGCCTCACAGAAAAATCTTGACCTACTTGGTGCCAACACTGGAAGCGAAAGTTTAAATAGAATTTTGGGAGGTTTCAGAAATTCAGATTTAATAATTGTTGCTGCAAGACCAGGAATAGGAAAAACAACGCGAAGTTTGGCTTATGCAAGAGCCGCAGCACTCACTGGTAAGCCTGTGGCAATTTTCAGTCTTGAAATGAAAGCTGAACAGCTGGTAAGGAAATTTATCATTGAGGAAAGCGAAGTTTACTCTAATAAATTTTTATTAGGAACTTTAACCGAGCAAGATTTAATTGCTATTGACAATGCAGTTATCGAGCTTTTAAAATTACCAATAGAAATAATTGATAAGTCTGGTGTAAAGCCAATGTATGTTAAAGCTACCATTAGGAAAATCAAAAAGAAAATTGGTCCACTTGGATTGGTTGTAATTGATTACATGCAGTTAATGAACTCAAATGTTGCAGTAAAAGCAAATAGGGAGCAGGAGATTAGTAATATCAGTAAAAGTTTAAAGGAGCTTGCAAAAGACGAGAATGTTCCCGTTTTGGCTTTGAGCCAATTATCAAGGGAGTTAGAGAAAAGGGCCAACAAAAGGCCAATTCTTTCTGACCTCCGCGAATCAGGTTCAATTGAGCAGGATGCAGATTCAGTTTTAATGCTGTATTCTCCGGCTAAGTATTACCATGATAAATTGAAGGACCCTGACTATAAGGACCAAGAAATGACACAGGAAGTCTATGAGGAAATTATGGAAACATGGATTATGAAGAATAGACATGGTGCCGCAGATATCGTAGTTATTGAATCTTTCAATAAAAAATTAGGTAGGTTCAAGCATTACAACCCAGATAAAGTTGAACAGCATGAGCTAACCCAAGCACAGGACACAACATGGCAGCAAGGACTTGACCTTTTTGCAAGTAAAGATGAACCATTTAATCCAGCACCATTCTAATGGAACAAGAAACATTATATATTGCAAGCATTAGCGGTGGCAAGGATTCATCTGCTCTATATCTTTTAATGATGGAGTACCACGGGAATAATTTTTTACCAGTATTTGCCGACACAGGGCACGAACACCCTGTTACTGTAAACTATGTTCGAAACATGCACCACATGACCGGAGGACCAAAAGTTGAAATGTGTAAGGCTGACTTTTCTAAAAAACTTGAAAAGAAAGGAATTGAACCCACAGGAAATGGCATGTTAGATTTATCGCTATGGAAAGGAAGGGCACCAAGTTCAAAAGCTCAGTTCTGTACTGAATGGTTAAAGCTGTGGCCTATCAAGCTATTTTTACACAACAACTATCCAAACCATAAATGGGTAATGCATACAGGAGTTAGAAGGGAAGAGTCAAAGCGTAGATCAACAAAAGAACCTTTTGATTGGAATGGATATTTTGATTGTCTTGACGTGAGGCCGTTGCTTTATGAAACCGAGAAGTACATGTTTAAAATGATGGAAGAAAAAGGACTGCCACCAAACCCATTATACGCACTAGGAAATAATAGGGTTGGCTGTTTTCCATGCATCCACAGTAACAAAAAGCAACTACAGGTTTTACCTGATTGGGCTTGGGATAGATTACAATACTATGAAGATACGTTAGGTAGAAGTTGGTTTTCCCCAGGAATATTACCAGGGAAGCCAGATAAGTATGTGCCAGTAGTATCTGAAATAAGGGAGTGGGCTAAAACAACCCACGGGGGAAGGAATTACGATTTATTTAAACAGGACACGGTAGAAGATGCCCCTTCGTGTTTTTCAACGTGGCATGAATGTGAGTAATTATGAAAAAACCATATAAACAACCAGCAAAAAAGCTCACCAAGCAAGAGTGGGCCAAGATTGACGAAGAGTATTCAGAGGATATGAATATTCAAATTGCAGCAAATAAAAAGGACCCAGACAATTGGGTGAATGTCACCTGCAAGGGTGTTGTTATTCCACTGACCAAGGAAGAAGAGGTTGCCTGGAATAAGTTGTCAAGGACCGACAAACGATCCATGGCTGACAGCATAAAGAAAAAAATTGATTCTGGGGCATTTGAATACATACAGTACGAAACAATAAAATTAATACGACCAACGCATGAAAGAGAAGATTAACACACTATCAAACCGAGTTTTGATAAAACCCGATTTGGTATCAGAGGTTCAGAATGGGATAATTTCTGGATTTGAGACAAATGATGAAGGGCAAATAGTTAGGAAGCCAAGGAAGCCGCATACAGGTGTTGTTCTTTCTGTGGGGCGTTTCGTGCCACAGATTAAGGAGGGCATGAAGTTAATATTCCCAACCGGAGGTGCAACTGTTTTGCAGGAGAACGGGGAAGAGGTATTGATGTATAGGGCTTGTGACATTTTTGCAATTTTGGATGGAAAAAATATAATACCATTAGCGTTATGATTTTAGATAGCATAGAAAATTTTAAACCAAAGTTCAACTGGATTTTAATAAAACCAGATTGGAACGGACAAGAAATAACCAGACCTTATGAGGTAACTGGTCCAGATGGCAAATTGTCAATTCAGATTGATACAAGCTATGAACCTGAGAAAAATGCATGTTGCACTGGAACTGTGGTGAAAATTCCAGAGGGTCAACCATATTTTAACCCCAGTGATCCTACAAAGTCAATGGAGTGGGTAACTGATTTTGAAGTCCAAGAAGGTGACAAAGTTATCTTTGGTTACTTTGCATTTACGGAGGCTTTCAGGGATGCTGACCCTAGATGGATAAAAGTTAATGGTGAAATTTACATTCTTGTATTTTACGGGTTGATGTATTTAGCTAGGAGAGGTGATGATGTGATAATGCTGAACGGCTATACTTTGATTGAGCCCGTGCAAGATGAAGTTGCCACAAAACTATTCCTTCCTTCTCACATTAAAAGGAGCACTAATAAGCAACGTGGAATAGTAAGGTACATGGGTTCATTAAATAGAGAGTATTCGAACCACAGGTACACCCCAGATGATGATAGTCTGCAGGTGGGTGATTTAGTCACCATGGATAGGTATTGCAATATTCCCCTAGAGTACAGCATGTGGAGTACATTTGATAAGAATAAAACCTACTTTCGAGTTCAGAGAACATTTATTAGCGGCATAATTAAACAATTTGAAGATGGTAAATAAAAAAAAGGAAGATATTTCCATAAAGGGTTTATGGGAATCATTTTTGCACATGAACGGGATTAAGTCAGGTACCATACCTGCTATTCAGAAGCATGAAATGCGAAAAACATTTTACATGGCCTGTGGCATGTTGCACACACAAATCAGGGATGAAATGTCAAAGTTTGAACCTGAGTTGGCAATATTTGTAATGGAAACCCAAATGGTTGATATTGCAGATTACTTGGGTGGCATTGCAGAAAGGGACCAGTCAAGTAAAGGATTAACTATTAGTAAACCAGAAATTATACATTAAAATCATACACAAAAAAGAGGACCTAATAAGTTCTCTTTTTTTTTATCTTTGAATTTCAAAAGAGTATAAGCGCATGAATTATAGAGAATCAGATTATAGATTAATGCTTTTCAACGTAAGTGAGTTGCAAAAGTTTGATGATCCATTAGTTTTTTGGCCTGAACTTAGGAAGATTGATGAACTAAGGCTTGCAGAAACAGGGGTTAACTTGCCAAAGGATAAAGTATTGAGGTACATTTTCCTGTGCTATGATAGAGGTAGCCCCGTGGTGATACACAATAAGGACCTTATTAAAAGAAAGTACGAAGCTGCAATTCTATCTGGATTTGAGCTTGTAGATAAAAAGTTTGAGAAGCAGGTAGAGGATGTAATTAAATGCCAAGACCCACTTGTTAATGAAATGATATGTGCGTTTGTCCGGTTATTTGGGGATGACGATTTTGCCTACATTACCTCATTGAAGGATGCCCTTTATGCAATTTTGCCAAGTGTTCAGCTAGGTGAGATAAAGGATATTGATAAGGTACAGAAGCTCAAAAAAGAGATTGATACTGTTACTGAAAAAATACTTGTGCGCGACAATACCAACAATTTGTATCTTGACCTTTACAAATATATTGAGCGTGAGAAGCTAGGATTGAGGCCAGAGGATATGGCGTTAAAAAATAATAGGAACAGGTAATGATTGCGGAAGAAATAGTAGAGCGTTATCCAAAGGTCCCACTTGCTATTGCAAAGCAATACAAGGAACCAGAGACATACCTGTGGGTTAATACAGATGATCCAAACCTATTCCCAATAAGAATAGAATTACCCAAGCCACCAGAATACCATTTGATAGCTGGTTTTGGACTTCCTGCCAGGGCACAGAAATTTGAATACCAAGTTTACCCTGAAAGACTTAAAAAGCTAGAGCGCAGGTGTACTAACATTACTCAAATTTGGGATGTGTTGGATGCCGAGCGTGACGATTACAAAGAAGAGTTAGATTGGATATTTACTCAGTGGGATAGGAGAGCCAACGGGTATTGGTGTTTTATAAATGGTAGGCCAACATACATTGATGGTTGGCACTATACCTATGTTAATTTCTGGAAGTTCAAAAATAAAAAGCTGCCACAGTTTAGGAGTGCAAATAGGAAGTTCTTTTTATTCAACCGATTTTCCTATACCTGTTCACATGACTTTGCAAGCAGAGACGAATTTGGCCGACCAATACCAAACGAAGATGGGTATTATGACTTTATTGATTTAGGTTATCGCGTGTGCATGGGTACCACGTTCCCTAAAGGTAGAAGGGGTGGAGCCTCAAACATGAGCTTATGTATTGGTTACTGTGAGACCACAGTAATGGAGGGTGTAATTTCTGGTATCATATCAATGAACGGGGATAGTTCAGAAAAACACTTTAAGGATATCCTTGTGCCAGGTTGGATGGAAATGCCTTTCTTCTTTAAGCCTATGTATAATGGCAAAAATCCTCCGAGCTCAGAAATCTTTTGGGCTGCTCCGGCTAAAACTGGTGACGTTGTTAATATTGACATGGGCCTACAAACCCTATTCAATTATTCTCCCACAGCACAAGCTACCTTTTATGATGGTGACAAGGTTTTCTTTATGCTCTGTGACGAGGAAGGAAAGGCCACAGAGGTTGACGTATCAGATAGATGGCTAGTATTAAGGCAGTGCTTAGGCCAAGGTTCAGGTGCAATTATTGAAGGGTTCAGTGTGCATCCTTCCACAGTTGGAGAAATGAACAATAAAGGTGGAGCTGCATATTTCGAACTTTGTTCAGATTCCCATTTTGAAGATAGAAACGCGAATGGTCAGTCAAGGTCAGGTTTGTTTAATTTATTCATCCCTGCTTACGATGGACTTGAAGGATTTATTGATGAATTTGGAGAATCAATTATTGATACACCTACACCAGAGCAAGCAGCATTTATAAGAAGGAATGTTGGTGCCAGAGAATATCTATTAAAGAAAAGGCAAGCATATTTGGACAAAGGAACCCCAGCGGCACTTGAAAAGTATAGAGAAGAAGTAAGACTAAACCCTATTTGGTGGGCTGAGTGTTTTCGTACAGAGGGTGGCGATATCGGTTTCAATATGGAGATATTGGAAACAACCATGGATGAACTTCGCTACAAAAAAGACGTTTTTCAGCGTGGAAATTTACAATGGAAAGATAAGAAGGTAGATGGGGAAGTTGAATGGGAGTACGACCCAGAAGGTAAATTTGAAATGAGTAAGGTTTTCAATCCTGAATATTACAATCGTAAATATATGAAGGATGGAGAATGGTACCCACAGTTTCCCAAACGTGGTATTTGTTCAGCTGACCCTTTCAAGTTTATGAGTGAAGCCGAGTTCAAGCAACGCAAGGACAAAGCAAAAATGAGTAATGGTGGTGGAGCTGCGTTTTGGAATAGAGACCAAGAAATTGATCCTGATAACAAAGATATCAAGGAATGGCAAAGCTACAGGTTTGTTATGGCCTATAATTATAGGACCAGTGACCAGGATGAATATGCTGAGGATATGTTAATGATGGCAGTTTATTTGGGTTACATGATGTACCCAGAGGTAAATGTGGACTTAGTTTATAAACACTTTGTAAAGCGTGGTTACAGCGGTTTCTTGAAATATGACATTGACGAGCTCACGGGTAAGGTTAAAGATAAACCTGGTTTTACTTCCCTTACCGCAAGCAAGCAGAAATTGTTTAATAAGCTCCGTGACCATGTAGAATTACATGGCAGAAGGGAAAAGCATATTAGTATTTTGGATGAATGTCACAGTATAAAAGGAATTGAGCAAATGACAATGTATGACTTGTTCACGGCCTGTGGCGGTTGCTTAATGGGACTTGAAAGTACGTTTGATGAACTTATTGACGAATTAAACGATTCATCTGATATTGGAATATTTTTTCATGTGCAATAAAAAAAAATTTGGATATATTGTTTTTTATTAAATTTGCTTTATAAATCATTCTTATTATGGCAAGTACATTTTCTGAACTTCAAAATAAATATAAAGGCCAAGGCTTTTTTTTCCCTTCGGATGATATTGACCCAGAAAAGAAAGACATGGATTGGTGTAAGCAGTATGCTGAGGCTATCTATTCTGTTTACATGCGTGACCGAGCAGCCATAACAACTAGCGATAGGGCTATAATGGCTGTGCATAGATTGTATGGAGCAGGTAAGCAACCTGTGGACAAATACAAACCAATGCTAATGGGAACCAACAAAAAAAGTGATGGTCCAGGAATGGCTAATGGTGCTGACTTTCTTAGAAAGGGCCTTGTAAATATTAATTGGGAAATCCTTTCTGTTATCCCAAAGTTTAAGCAGGTTGTACTTGGTTTGTTTGAAGAGATAGACCATACCATTACTGCTAACAGCATTGATGAATCAGCTGGAATAGATAGGGAAAAAGAAATTTACGATGCTTGGTTTGATAAGCGTTATGGCGAGGGGTTTCGTAAAATGATGGCAGAACTTGGAATAGAAAGTGACGAGCCACAGTACTTGCCAGATAGCTTAGAGGAAGCTCAGATATTCCACAGTATAGGAGGATTCAAAACTCAACAGGAAATAGGTTTAGAAGAGGCTATTGAAGCTACATTTACATTGGTAAGTGATTGGAAAACCTTAAAAAGAAAATTGATTGAAGATGCCCTAGATATAAATATCATTGCATGTAGGGATGAATACGACCCTGAAACTTGCAGGTTTGTTAGCAAGTACGTTGATCCAATAGGACTAGTAGCACAATACACAAGAGAGAATGATTTTAGGAACTCTAAATACTTTGGGCACTTTGAGGACTATAATGTTTCACAGTTAAGAATTTTAACTGGAATGTCAGAAACAGAACTAAGCGAACTAGCAATGAGCTATTGTGGTTATAATGGAAACCCTAACTTAGATACCTGGAACAACTTTAACCTTTACAATACCACAAATAATTCTTGGGGATATGACTCTTTCAAGATAAACGTATTTGCTTGCGAGTGGCAAACAGTTAATAAAAAGTACGATACTTACCGGACAAAAAATGGTTCTGAAATAGTACAGAAAGAAAAGTTTGGTAAGGTTTATAATAGCGAAAGCAGAAAGACCACAGTTACCGATGTTCGCTTAATGTATGCAGCTAAATGGATTGTAGGTTCAAAGGTTTGCTTTGAATATGGCCCATTGAATGACCAAGCTAGGCCGAACAAAAAAGACTGCAAAAGCTCATACCATATTTACAAGTACTTTGGTAAATCATTAGTTGAGACTATTGAGCCAAATGCGGATATGATCCAACTTGCAAATTTAAAGTTGCAAAACGGATTAGCAAAAGCTACACCTGCAGGTATTGCTGTGGAGTTCGGTTCGTTGAGTAATATGTCAATGGGAGGTAAGTTACTTTCTCCACTAGATATTTTAACTATCCAAACTCAAACAGGAACCTTGCTTTATAAAGCAACTACACATAAAGGAGTTGTGAATATGCCAGGAGGTTTACCGATTCAACCTATGGATGTGGGTGTTGGTAAGTTATTGCAAGATTGTATTTCCATTTTTGAGATACAGCTTAATTTCATTCGCCAGGCAATTGGTATTGATGAATACACTTCCATGTCAGGCAATGCTGGTCAGGGTACAGCCACAGAGGCAAAAATAGCTGTATCAGCAACAAACAATGTATTGAAGCCAATGTATGCTGGGGTGATTTATTTAAAGGAAAGCATGGCAACCAGCTTGGCAAATAGAATCCCAATAGCTGTATTAAACAACCCTATGTGCTACGATGCATACTTGGGAATACTTGGTAAATCAAAATTAGAAGCATTAAAAATTAGCGCAGAAAAGGGCCGTTTATATTATGGTACTAGGTTAGTGGCAAAACCCAATGACCAAGACAAAGAGCGTATTGCTCAATCTGCTCAGGCAGCTTTGTTAAGTGGTAAAAATGGTGTGCCACAGTTAACGTGGCCTGAATATTCAATGGTAATGCGCACATTGGAAACTGGTAATGTTAAGTATGCAGATGCTTTATTAAACTATAAGATTCGCAAGCGTGAGGCCATGGAAGAGAAATCAAGGGCCGATATGTTGAAAGCTCAGGGAGAAGATATAATGCGCCAAACACAAGCAAAGGTTCAGCTTGACAAAGAAATGGAAGCGTTTAAATCTGATCTTAAGATTAAGGAAATGGCATACGAGTACATGTTTAAAGAGGATGCTGAAAACACAGCTGAGGAAAGAGCATTTTTAAAAGAAATGGCAATGAAGGCCATGGACCACTCAAATGAGCAAGAAAAAAATACTCCACAAATAGGTGGTTAAAAAAAAATTTTGTTTTTAATGTAGAAATATAGATACATTTGTGTAAGAAATAAAAAACAGAGAGTTATGGTAGAATTTGGAGACGATATTGAAACATTGGTGAGTAAAAATCAAGCACCTGTAAATATAGGTAATGATAATCCACCAGCACCACCTGCTAATCCAGGAGGGGACCCACCACCAGTACCACCTGCTAACCCAGGCGGTGATCCACCACCAACGCCACCAGCACCAGCTGCAACTCCTACATTTGGAGAAGTTCTTGGTGAAGAGTGGGCCGATGTTGAAAAAGCTAGAACCTTGCCAGCAAGGTTAAAAGAGTTAGAAGAAAAGGCAAGCAGAACTGTGTTACCAACCTATGCGGATGAAGACACAGCAATGTATGACCAATTTGTAAGAAGCACAAAGATTAAAGACTTTGGCTTATTTAATAAGATTAAGAGTTTTGACGAGTCTGCTACAGATTCAATTGAAACCTTAATCATGAAAAAAATAATTGACAACCCCAAATTGATGGGTTTTGAAAGTAAGATTCGCGAGGACCTTACAAAACAATATCGAGTTGATGATAGATTGGAAGATGAAGTTGACCTTAAGTATAACAGAATAAAGTTAGACGAGGATGCAGCCACAGCCAAACAATCTATAAGTTCTTTGAAAGAGAGTATTTCAAAATTTGATCCTAAAGCGCAAGAGGAAACCAGAAACCTTGCTGCAGCCCAACTAAAAGAGGCATGGCAACCAGCATTACAAGGAATAGACCAATCCTTTAAGCAGGTTACAGCCGAAATTACTATTGGTGAAGGAGACAAGGCTCAGAATTTTAATGTTGCGATTGATGTACCAGCCGAAGTTAAGCCACAGATTATGGCAGAACTTGACACATTTATTCAATCATACAACATTCCAAACAATGAGCAAGGTCAAGCCGCAGTAAAGGAGTTTATGGAAAATCGAGCCTTATTACTAAACAAAAAAGCTGTTTTTGCAAGCATTTGGGGACAAGCAGTGGCGGCAGCTACTAAGGCCATTAATAATGGCATACACAACCCAACAACAGGTTTGCCATCATCAGCAGGAAGCGAAGCACTTACAGGAAATTCACATGTAGATTCCTCAAAGGCAGCATTTGCTGACTAATAGTATTGTATAGAGTTTTTAGAGAGTAGTTGTAGAGTATGTTTTTTATGTATTTTTTTTATTATCAACAATCTAAAGACTTATTACAATGTCTAATGCAACCACACCAGTTACCTCCATTTACTATAATGACATAGTATCTGGATTTGATCTCCATAAACCGGAGTTCCTAAGTTCACTTTATCGTCGTTATGGCGACCAAGGAGTGAACATGTTACAAACATTAAGAGCCATGGGCTTCGAAATGAATGTATCTCAACAAGATTATTCACATTTTGAAGAGAATTGGATTACCGATTCCTTCGTAAACAAAACAGCGTTTTCAGCTGGTGCCGCAGGTGCCGATGTAAACATGACCTTAGATGCTAGTTCACTTGATGCTAGTAACCGCTTTTATGTTCGTAAGTTCGATATTATCTTGTTCCCGAATGAGGTAACAGCTTACGTTGCAGCTATTGACGTATCAACTCCTTCTGCTCCTGTGCTTACATTACGACCACAAGATGTATTAGATGCAATCCCTGCTACCTCCGCTGGTGCAACATTAATTATCACTGGTAATATGTTCTCGGAAGGTTCTGGACAACCTAATGGCCGTTTTTCAGGTGCCTACAAATACACAAACAACACTCACATTGTTAAGGAAACTATCGGTGCAACTGGTACTGAATTAACAAATGAGAGCTGGGTAAAAGTTGTGGATGGTAAAGGTATTGAGGGTTGGTTTAACAAGGCTTACCAGATTGACTTGGATTACAGAATGTCAAAAAACATGTCTGGTGTATTTATGTTCTCAAAGAAAACTACTAATACAGCTGCAGTTGACCCTGCTACTGGTTACGCTATCAGAACCACAGAAGGTTTCTTCCCTTACTTAAGACGTTTGGGTAATGTTTATCCTTACACTCCTGGTTCTTTCTCAGTTAGTGATTTTGATGAATTTGACCGTATTTTAGCTGCTAACTATGCAGGTAACTATGTAATGGCTTACTTAGCTCAAAACCTACATATAGAGGTTGAAAATAAGTTAGTTGATTTCAACAAGTTTACTGGCATTGATTACACCCGTAAGGTTGTAAACGCAGATTTATTCGGTAACGATGAATCATTAGCAGTTTCAGTTAACTTCTCATTATTTACTAAAGCAACCCGTACTTATTTGTTCAAGCGTTTCAGCGAATTGAATGATCCTAAGTCTTATGGTGCCACAGGTTATCCAATGAAAAACTTTGGTATCTTGTTCCCATTAGATAAAAATAGAAAAGATAAAGCCGGTAACAAAGTAGGTAATATCGGTATTCGCTTTAAAGCAATGGGTTCTTACAGCCGTAAGATGGAAACATTCGAATTAGGTTCAGCAAACGTGGCTATCAAAACCACAGACGTTGATACCAAGAATGTGTATCAACGTACAGACATGGGAGCACATTTTATGGGTGGAAACCAAATGATATTGATTACGCCATAGTCAAAAGGAGGGACTGCTTAGGTGGTCCCTCCTTAATTTTTTAGAGTAACACAGATTAAAAAAAAGAGTATATGTTGTTTAAAAACGATGTTAGATTTGAACTTAGTAAATCAGAGATTGAAGAGTTTATTCAAGAGTTTGAACTTAAAAAGTTCCCAGTAAGGTTTAAATATGTTCCACAGTTATATACTGAAACAAAGGACAATGAGAAGCCTGACAGACCAAGGAGTGTAAATATTCCGTGGCTTGAAACAGTAAGTGATGAAGGTGGTATTAACGCTTTCAGGTATGCTGAATCAGTAAACCCAGGAGGCATAAACCAACCTCCAGTGTATTATCCTCACAGAGAAATGGTACATGAAGTGTTGGTTGTAAATAGGCATGAAATTGAAAAGATTTGGTTTTTGTTGAAATATAGTAAACATGTTCGTGGTGGCAAAAATGCTGCTCAATCATTAAATACATATTTAATAGTTGAAAACAAAAGAGCAGAGGCCAAAATCAAAATTGATGCTGACAAAGAGATTAGTAATCTTAAGACTTTGTTGTATGACGAAAACAAACTTAAAGATGATGAAGTTACTGATCTTGCGAAAGCATTGTATATGGATGGAGCAGATGATTTATCGCGTGAAGAAATTGTTGTTTCAATTCTTAGCGCAATTAATTTAGCTCAAAATAAAGCAGAGTATTGTAAAAATGTAAGAATGTTAATTTCCCATGAAACTGTCAGGTCAACCGACAATGTGTTGATTCAAGATGCCACAGATTATGGAGTAATAATGTTTATTAAAGGCAAAGGAATATTCTTTAAAGATGATAAAGGCCAACCAGACGAAATGATTTGTAAGGTTAAGTCTGGTGGAGATTGGAAAGAAGGATTATCAGATTACCTTGTTAAAAACGTGAAAACAAAAGAGTTGTTAGTTAGAGAGGTTGAAGCTAAGAAAATAGCCGCAACGGCATCTAACTAACATAATAGTTATTTGAATTACTTAAAAAAGCCTACCATCATAAGTGGATGGCTTTTTTTTTAAAATAAAAAATAAAATGACAGCAATTACCGCACTAGCAAAACCAACATTTGTTGTTGGGCTAAACAATGTAAAAACCCTTAACTACAAAGACAATACTAATTGGGCTGTAATATCCAATAATGAGTATATTTATTTACAGGCGTTAAGTGCAATTTTAAAAATTTCAGGTCCTAATGGGGCGTTTTTTATTAACGCTGGTTATCCTACAAATAGTTTTTCAAATCCAGATATTAATTTATTAGTATCAACTACAAAAATAGGTATTGCACCCATTCCAGTTGATATTGAAAATAAAATATTAAATGGTCAGTATTCAATGTATGTTAAATATCAAGCCAATTTTGGTGATATTGTAGCTGTAAATACTGGTACCAAGAAGTTTACGTTAACTCCAAGCGGTGACTATGCAGATTTTATTCAAAACCTAAAAGACACCACAGGAACTATTTTTAAGGTTGTAGGTGGTGCAAATGCTGGTACTTATACCATAGCCAGCGTTACTAATGGAATTTCAGGAACAGAGGTTATTGTAAATGAAACAATACCAAGTGCAGTAGTAGCAGGAGTTTTTTATGCTCAAACAGCAGAACAGGCTAATAGCATTAATTTTTGCTATACCATACCAACTCCAATAGTTGAAATTACTTCAAATTGCTTTCAAAGTAGATTGATTTGTAAAGATGCCACAGATTATGGTTCTGCAGGTGTTGTGATTGTTTCGCGCGAAAATAGAGTAAAATACCCATTAACAATGGAAACTCCTGTGGCAGACGTTGTGAGTACAAGTATTAATGTTAATCAGCAATTAACTATAAATCCAATATATACACATACTTGGGCAGGAGTTATAACTACTAATTTCACAGTTGATAAAACAACTTATGGCCTTGACATATATATAAAAGGATTGCAAGAGCATACTGTGAATTGTGATATTAGATTATGTGCTGCTTTTACTTGCATTAAAAGTTTAGTTGATCAGTATAATGCTTACTTGGGCACAAACCCCACAGCGGCAAATAAACTTCAAAACACATTATTTAAGGTACAAGATGCATATATGCTATATAGTATAGCTGTGGAGTGTGGTAATGATGAAGAGGCTTGTAGGCAAGTTGATATCATTGTGGACCTAATAGGTTCCACTGGTTGCGACTGTGGTTGCACAGGAAGTGACGATTCTGGTTTTGCTCAACTTGTATTAGCTGTAGGAAGCGCAGAAGGAGGCTCAATGCCTTTAAATTATCTTGAAGAGGACAATATCACTGTTAATTCTAACGCAAAAGTTCCAAGTAACAAAGCTGTTATTAATTATGTAGCACAAGAATTGGAAGGGTATATTCCTGTTTATGTAGATAATGTTGCATCTGGTTCAGGTGTTATAAATGAGTTATCTGGAAAAATAAGTTTAAATGCAACAAACGCACCAGTTTTACCTAGTGAAATTGGATTATTTACTTTCAGCAACAATAAAATTGAGGCAAATGATTATGTTGATATACAAATAAAGGATCAATCAGGAATAGGAAGTTCTTATTATTCTTTACTAGACGTTAAGGCTAAATCTGGTGGAGTTGATTTTAGGTGTATTTTAAATGGCGTTTCTCCTGTTGATAATGCTATTGAAATTCAATTCATAGTTTGTAAAGGTTCATAATCATGAATGTTCAAGAAATATTAAACTATGTTAATTTCAGATTGAATAAGGAACAGTCTGGTAGGTCTATGACCGAGGACCAGTATAATCTTATTTTGCAGGTAATTAATATAGAATACATGAAATGGAAGTATGGTTTGCCAGAGGAATACCAACCAGGCAGTCCAATTCCAAGACAGTTTTGGGAAGCAACCCAAAAGATAACTGACGATATGCGTTGGGCCAAAGTAAAGATGGGAGGTCAAGAAGGAGGACAAATGGTGATTGATGTTAATGGCATTGCACAGATTCCAAGCGATTACCTTCACTATTCATCAATATGGTTTAACTACCTTAAGAATAATAAGGAGTGTGGAAATCCTCCAAGCAAAAAAGTTTATTCAGTTGAAGTGTTATTTGATGCTCAGGTTGGTGATAGAATTACCCATCCAGTAAAAGGGCCTACATTGAAATATCCTTTTTGCTGTTTCTATAATAGCTACATTGAGTTTTGGCCAAAGGAATTAGGGGCAGTTGAGTTTACTTACATTAGGGTTCCTAGAACTCCCGTGTATGCTTATACTGTGGTTAATGATGAACCTGTTTATAATGCCGCAGGTTCAGTTCAATTAGAATGGCCTGTGGATTGTCATGCAGATATTGCTAATTTAATTGTAAATTTAGCAAGTGAAAACTTGCGTGACCAATTTATGAACCAAGTTTCCGAACAACGTAAAGAAAGGGGAATCTAATGAACAAAGAACAATTTGTAAAAATTATACAGACCCAGCTTGCTAATGGAAACGTAACTTCTGCATTATTGGGTAAATACCATCCTGCAGAAATTGAAAAGTTTATTGAAATGGCTTACAATGATGTTGTAGGTAAGGCTTATAGTCAGTCTCAAAGGTATTCTGACTTCTCACAGCTTGACAACCATATAAAGGCTTATAAAAAGGTTCCCGTACATTACGAACAAGACCTTTGTGAATATTACTCTGAGTTACCTGCTCCAATTATTCAGATACCGGATAACCAGTCAATCAGATTAATTAGTCCTATGCTTGACCAAGGCTATGCATTTGTATTTGAAGATAACTCTTCCACAGCTGTATTTAATGAGCTTGAAGTAAATGCACTTGACAGTTCAGCTGCTTATCAGGTTGAAGGTTCACAGATTAGATATAAGTCAGGAATGACCGATGATATGGCTAAGGCTGGAATGTTGATGAAGCTAGTGGTTCAGTTTGGAGCATTAGAAGATGAAGATACAGTTTATATGCCATCAGGGATGTCAACATTGATCACCAGTACTGTGGTTGAATTTTTAACCCAAAGGAAGTCTGGACCAGAACAAACTAATAATGATTCAACCTCTAAAATGGCATAACAATGAACAGCGTTGACGAAAACAAACTAGGTAATGGGCGCACAATCAGGTATTGTGTAATGCGTGTATTGAATGACCTTAGAGATTATTCAATGCGCGACTATAAGTATTTAGCGCAGCTTGTTATTAATGGTTGGGGGGATATGAACATTTACCATACCGAATCGGTAAGGGTTAAATATTTAACACCAAATGAAGCTCATATTGTAAAGTTTCCAAATGATTATGTTCGATATACTAAAATTGGTATCAATGTAAATGGTACTATTTGGACCCTTACGCTAAACAGAAGTATGGTTTTGCCACAGGGCCAAGAATGTGGTATTGATGTAAATGATACTGAAAATGGATTGAAATTTATTTCATCTATAAATAATTCAGTGGGAGGTTTCTATTTTGTGGACCACTGGAAGCGTGGTCAATATGTTGGTGGTCTTTATGGTGTTGGTGGTGGTGTAAACACTGCTTACTATAATATTGACGAAGCCAACAGGCAAATAGTGCTTAGTAATAAATTACCAAGGAATGAACTAATCGTTGAATACATTTCAAATGGACTTAGTGAAAACACTGTTATTCCTTACCAGGCAGTAAAAGTAGTTGTGAACTATGTTCATTGGCAAAGGATTGAATTTGACCCACGGGTACCAATGTCAGAAAAGCAACGTAAAAAAGATTTGTACGAAGAATCTGTAATGGAATATCGTGACCTTCAATTAATGTTCACCATGAATGAGTTTTTGGATTCACTATATTCTTCTTATATTCAAGCACCAAAAAGATAATAGGCCATGTCAGAAGAATTTAAGCAAGAAATATTTTTATCTGGGGGAATGAACTCAGTTAGTGATCCAAGACTTTTACCTGATGGAGATTATTTAACCGGTACAAGAAATGTAAGAATTGGTGTTACTTCCAATAATACCCTTGGTAGTGTTCAATCATTCGAAGGGAATGTTGAACTTGATGAAGTATCAAGTTTACTAACTGCTTCTGGTACCTTTAAATGTGTTGGTCAAATAGCCGATATCAGGAATAAAGCCACAGTAATGTTTATTTGGAACAGCTTATCTGGCATATTTTACAGAAACCTTCCTACAGCTGTTACAAGCAATAGCTTACAGGTAATCACCGAAGGTTGGACTGTTAATATTTGGCAAAACCATAGGGTAAGGATTGTATCTGGAACAGGTGCAAACCAAGTAAGGGATATTTCAAGTAATAACAATACTATTTTAAATTTAACTGAGGCATGGAATGTTTTGCCTGATACAAGCTCACAATTTGTAATTGAGCGTATAGGGCACCAAATTATCCGGTATTATTATGATTTAGGTTTAGCAGAAAGATTATGTTATGAACCTTGCTTAAACTTTAATAAGCACAGCAAAATACATAGTGTTGATATTGTTAACGACCTATTATATTGGGTTCAGGATGATGAGCCACAGAAAAAATTAAATATGAATAAAGGGGCAACCCTTAAAGATTCATACAAGTTTAGAATTTACATTGGACCAGACAACCCAGGATTATCAACAAGCTATACTATAAATATTAAAGGAGCTTTTGGAGGGGCACACCCAACAATAGGGCCTATAATTATCAATTATCCACATAACACAGGAGACACACTGCGAGAGGTTTTAAAAGCTATCACAGATGGTTTAAATGCAAATGCTGATTTTGATGCAAATACATTCACTGCGACATATTTAAACGATTGTGTTGAAGTTGAGTGTTTAAATTTTTCTCCAAAAGTAGTTGGTGGAAATTGGGATGTTGTAACCTCTGCAAACTTTGGTGATATCTGGTGGGTTGGTATAAACTTTTATACTTACATTAACGAGGAAACTCTTGATGTATTAAAGTGGCCTTCTTGGGTAGAGCCACAGGTAAACATGGCTTTTGATCCTAATTTCTTATACAACTATTTAAGAGGTACGCGATTTCAGGTAGCTGTTAGGTACATATATGATGATGGTGAAAATTCAAAGTATAGTCCATTTTCTGTTATGGCTTTGGATAATGAAATTGTAGGAAGTAACCTAACAGATACCAATAAAAATTACATTCAAATTGACTATTCAGATAATGGTAGGATGCAATCAAAAAGAAATATTTTGGTTGGTATTGAAATAGCCGTAAGGGATGCAAACGAATCTACTTTTAAAAGAATTGCAAATTTAAGCGCAAGTCAGTTAACTGGAATTTTTAATTTTTACAATGATTCTGCTTACTCCACAGTTCCAACATTTGATATTTTAGAGGGGCAAGACTTTATCCCAAGAAGCTCAAAATCTCAAGACGTACTTATAAACAGGCTTAATTACTCAAATAATTTAGAAGGATTTGACAACACACCTATTGATGTAAAGCTATCAACTGAATATACAGGCGGAGAAACAGGTCCAGCAACATTTGATATTAATGGTAAAATAAATATTCGTAATTATTATACAAATGCATTAGTTTCAATTTCTGGAAATGTTTTTGGTTCTTTTGAAATACCGCAAGGTGGTTTTACTGTTTTTTTAGCAGGAACATCATTTCACGCAGTAACAGTTCAATCAGGAACCGACCAAAACTTTTCAATTAAAGGGGTACCTAATGGTAGATATTTTTTAAGGGTTGCAAGTCATTTGTGTAAAAATGGTGACGTTACTTGGGGAGATATATACGATACTAGCAATCCTGCAAATATCAGGTGGCAAGATACTAGCACATTTGTTAGAAGTGCATTTAGGTATAAAGAAGTTTTTGTCAATGGAGCTGATGTTACTTTGGGAAGTGCAATTGAAATTGATTCTTTACCTGTTAGTTCTTTAACTTGGGTTTTAGGAACGCCACAGTTAGCTCATATTTACGGATATGTGTATGATGGCCAAAATCCGTATGTAGGTTATCCAGTGGCAGGGGACAATATTAGAAATGGCTTGGCAATGGAAAATGCTAAAATAGATTGGAGTTATTACAAAACGTATTCTGCATTTACCCCTGCTTCTGTTATAGCTGTCAATCCTACTTTAAAACAAATAGAAGTAAATAATCCAGGATTACTTAATGTAGGCGAAGTAATTTTTATAAAAATTTCAGGAGTTATACCTGATGGAATAGCTGTAAAAATAATTACAAAAGTTGGTAATATATTAACATTAGATATAGCAGTATCTGCAGGATATATTGGGGCTAACATATATTTGACTCAATTATACACTCAAGCTGTAGTTGCAGACGAGAGAGGTTTTTTTTATGCTGGTATAGACGATAATCCTGCAAATACTAATGTTGTTAGGTGGGAATCTACAAAAGCATGGTATAATTATGCGGATATAAAACAAATTGGTGAAACATATTATATAGGTAATTTAAGCCCAGAAAAACCAATATTAGTAGCTTCAACAGGGTATAATACAATGGTGCCTCAATCTGCCACAGCACAAGCAGATAACATGCTGTTTATGCCAAACTACAACAATGATATTACTAGAGATTATAGAACTACATTATCTGTATCAGTAAAGGATAATAAAAACAATCCAATTGAAAACATACTTGTTTCTTTTAGTGCATCTGCTAGGCAAGTTATAACAGATTCACTAGGGGTTGCAAAAATAATAGTTTACGGTTTTTATGATACTGTGTCACCTGTTGAAAGGCCAGGAAAAATAATTCTTGGCAATCCAAGTCCTTTTAATATTGTCACATTTACTAGCGATTCTCATGTAATTGGAATAGGTGACTTAACATTTCCACCATACAACACAAGTAATTCATTTGATTATTTATTTACAGGTGTTGAATCTAGCAGAATCCTATCCTACCTTAAGCATGGTGCTAAATATAAATACGGCATTGTTTATTATGATCGTGGAAATAGGAGAGGGTATGTAAATAACTCTCAATTCTCTGAGGTAGCCATTCCTTTTTGGACACCAAACGAGGCGTTTAGATTTTTACCTTTGGTTAGCTGGGAAATTAACCACAGACCACCAGTTTGGGCAACACATTATTCGTGGGTTAGAACTAGAAATTTATCCTACAACAATTATTTACAGATTCCTATTCAAGCTGCGGAATATGTTAAGGAAATTAAGCAAGATGGTACAGTTACAACAACAAATTATGCCGCTGGTGATGCTTTATATATTGACATTAATATTAAAACCTTAGATGCTTATAAAAATCAGTATCAAAAAAGTATTTTAGCTTATGCTTTCAGTGAAGGTGATAGGTTAAGGCTAATCAAAGATGAAGCAGGTGATTACTATGATCAGTATATTGATTTTGAAATTGTATCTTATGATACCACTACTTTTAAAGTAAGGGTAAAAAACATATTTACGGCACCAGAAGTTAAAATGGATGCTACCACCAAAGCTGGTCCAGTAATAGAGCTGTATTCTCCAATAAAATTGTCTCAGGAAAGTTTGTTTTTTGAAGTATGTGAAACCTATGAAATAGGAAACCCATATACTGTGACAAGGTTTCATGCAGGGCCAAACGCTAACCAAACCTCAGATTTATCCACCCCTGCCACCGGACAGTTCCAAAGTGGAGACACTTATATTGTAAGCAGAACTATAAACATATATCCTGCTCCTACAACACCTTTCCCTCAAACCAGGTATTATGAATCTGCTTACCTATCAGATTTTATAGCAGATAGTGATGATATTAACATTGGAAGGCCAAACATAGTTAACCTACAAGCTAAGGAACAGTGGCTTGAAACTGGAATAAGACACAGTAATCCAATATTGAAAAACACGTTAACCAACGGATTATCAACATGGGATAGTGAATCACAATTAATGTTAAACGAGTCCTATGGTCCTGTTTGTAGGATAGTAGGTATAGGTGGAGTTATACTTAAGTGCTACCAAACATTTAAAAGAACTAGCATTTATATTGGCAGGGTTATAGCTCAGTCTGCAGATGGAGGTACAGGAACCATGACCACAATAAGTGGGTATTATGGCACAGTGAACCCAAGCGAAGAGGACTATGGCTGCCAGCACCCTGAAAGTGTTGTAGCATCAGGAAACAGTATTTGGTTTTTTGATGTAATTAATTCATGTATAGTAAGGGACTCTGTAAATGGGATGGAATCTATTTCAGACAAAAAAATGTATTCTTATTTCAGTGACAAAGCTGCATTAGCTTATACACTTGGAACAAGAGCCAAAGTATATGCAACTTTTGATACATTTTATGATGAATTGTATTTCAGCTTTATTGATGAAAACAACTACCCTAACCTAGCATTTAATGATACTATAATTTATTTGGAAAAGGATAATGAGTTTAAAGAGCAGCTTGATTTATACGCTATTGATGGCGCAAATAGGATTTATCCTGATATGTTAGGCTCCCGTGGGCAGGTATTAGTTTCATGGATCAATGGTGCAATGTGGAGGCATAATGTAGATAGTGCAATACCGGCTAACTTTTATGGAACCCAGCATAAGCCACAGGTTAAAATTGCTTGTAACTTAGGGACACCAGAAGCCGTTAAGGCATTTACTGACGTAACAATAAACGCAAATAAAGTATGGTTTGCTCCCAATGATACAGATATTACAGTTCCACCAACTGCGCTATATCCAACAGGAATGAAGAGCCGTTTGCTTATAAACAAATTTAAACTTAAAGAAGGTGTATTCTATTCAGAGTTCATGTGTGACCTATTTACACCAAATGTGCTTAACCCTATATTAAATGGTAGGAAGCTAAGGGGACAGTGTATTATAATCAGACTTGAAAGCAAAATAGAGTACCCAAATACAGAGAGTGTACTAATGAGTATTATAGTGAAAGGAACCCCAAGCCCCAAAACGATATGAAACCAAGCAGGATAAATTACGAAAATCAGGTAGCAGACTTTAGGCAAAATTATCTTTTAGATCATCAGCTTAAGGAATTGCTATACAAGTATGAAACCCAAGATTGGATTTTTTTCATTGAGTTCTCCGGAGGCATACAAGGTTCCACAGATGCAAATATTAAGGCTTACACTTGGGATGAAACCAGTGGAAAACTTATTTTGAAAGCAACTGGAAAAGCGAGTTATGGAGAATTAACGATAGTTGCATAAATTTTTTGCTACTTTTGTTTTGTTTTGTGTAGATTTGTTTTTACTTTAACTCTTAGTTTTATGAGCGCAGCATCCTCTTTTTTAAACCAAGCAGCAATGGCATCAGCTATTCCAGCTGCAATAAACACTGGATTTGGTATATACCAAACTATCCGTGGCTCAAAAATGTTAAAAGATTTGAAAAACCCCAACATGGAAGTTCCTGCAGGGGCAATTGGAGCAGAAAACGTAGCTAAAAATTTGGCTATGCAAACCATGTTACCTGGTCAAAGTTTAATGGAGAATAAAATAGACAACTTAGTTTCAAACTCTATTTTAGATGCTAAAAAAGTAAGTGATAATCCTAATGATGCCTTGGATGCAGTTTTTAAATCATACGGCATGGGCATGGAGAAAACTAATGACTTGGGTATTGCATCAGCTAATTTCCAAACAAACAACCAAATGAACTTGCAGGGCCAAGAGAATACCATGGCACAGTGGCAAAATAGAGTTTGGGAGAATAACGAATTGAATCCTTATTTAAGGAAAGCCAATACAGCTAGTGCATTACTAGGCTCAGGCATACAGAATATTAGCGGTGGTTTGAATAAAGCGAGTGATATTGGCGCAAACTTGTTTACGGGCAAGTATTACGCTTCATTGTTAGACAAACCAATTGGGTAATCATGGCAGAACAATTAGATGCATTAGGACAAGTAGCATTAGGCCGAGAAGGTTCGGGCCTTGCACAAGTATTAGGCAGCGGTAATTTTAACCCTGCTATGTTTGCTGCTATACCAAAGCAAGCGTATGAAGCAGACGTTGCTAGAAAAGCAAAAGCCTTTGAGGCAGGTGTAAAGGATATTGCTGATTTAAAACCAGAAGGTTTAAATGAAGATATTATTAAAACAGTGGTTCCTGCTATTAATGCTACTAAAAAAATGTTTTCTGATTATTGGGCTAAAGGTGTTGATCCTACAAACCCAAAAAACGTGGATGCTTATTTAGCTTTTCAAAAGCAAAAAGCAGAAACACAAGGTCTATTAGAAGCTGCAAAGCAAAAGAAAGAGCTTTATGGTAAGGCATACGATATTCATACTAATAACCCTGATGATAGTAAGTTTGATAGGTTAGAGTCTGAAAAAAGGTTAGCACAATACTATGGTACTTCATTGTCAGATATTGAAGGGTTAAAGAAAATTCAGAACGAAGGAATTTTGGCCCCAGCATTTGATTTTGAGAAATACAAATTGGACCTATTTAAAGACGTAAAATATTTGCCAGCTGAAATAACTAACCCTGTTGATATTGGCGGTGGTAGAATGAAGGGCGAAAAGACAGAGCGAATTAATACTGAAGAAATACAAAATAGAACTTCCAAAGTATTACAGAACCCTACCAGTTTTAAAGAGCGTAGGTTTAATGAGGAACTTGATAGGCTTGTAAATTCCGCACAACCATTATTCGACCCTGCAAAAAAAGAAATAGTAGGATTTACCACAGGTAATCCTTCATACGATGCATCTATTGCACAAGCAAGGTCAAAGCCTGGTTTCGATAAACTTTCACCAAAAGAACAGTTTGCTGAAATGAAAAAAGGTATTGCTATTGGTATTGGTAAAGAAATGTACCCTGACCAATATGATGCAAATTTCCATTACCCTTCAAAAACAAATATCAATGTTAATGTAGGTGGCGATAAGAATACTGGTGACTTGATTCCAACCTTTATTTCAAACAGAACTAAGGAAGTTGACAACGACATTAAGAGCAATCCAGCCAAATATACTGTGCCACAGCAATGGGAAATGTTAGCTAAGGCCACAGGTGGAAGAATTTTAACCAAGGGAGGAAATGGCCAAGGCCCTATAAATGGTATTAGCTTACCTAATGCAGTAAATTTAGGACAGGTGTTTATGACAGCTAGTAAGAACCAAACACTTTCACTTGATCAAAATGGTAATTATATTCCAACAAAAGGTGCTGGTACTATTCCTGGTGAAATAGTTAGAACTCTTATTGTTTACAAAGACAAAAACGGGGTTACAACAACACCAAATGACCCTAATGGTACAAAGTATTTCCAAATAGAAATGAAGCCAATTAAGGCTACCACAGATGCAGAAATTGACAAGAAAATGAGTCAGTTTGTTTTATCTGACCCAAATGCAGCTTCAATTACGAAAGAAGCATTTAAGGCCATGTTAAAGAACTCCGCAGATATAAATGGTAATTTTAAAGTTGAGTATGTGGCTGATGATCCTGTGGGACAAGCAATAGTTTCTGAGGTAGCTTATGGAAGTAATGTGGTATCTAATACCCAATTCAATAAAGCTAAGGGCTCAAATGACCAAAAGCCACAGCCAAAAACAGGTTCTAAAATAGTTATTGATGGTTTATTTAAGACAAATTAGTGATGCCAGAAGAAAAAGACAAAATTAAATTGATGTACGATGCCATGAGTTCAAGTATTGAGCTTGGCACTCCACAGCAATTCGAAGAGGTATTAAAAGACAGAACCAAAAGGAATTTGTTTTATCAAACTGCCAGCCAAAAATTTGAGCTAGGTGGTGAGAATGATTTTAATAACCTTGTAGATTCAGAACTTAAAAAAAAAAGTCTCCCTGGTACAGAATCAAAAGATTCTTCGCCAAAGGTGGGACCATTACAATCAGGATTACGTTCACATCAGGTTAATCTTTGGCCACAGTTAGACAGACCTGCTCCTGATGCACCTAAAAAGCCTCTTACTTCAATCCCGTGGGATGAATTAGACGTTATCAATGAGGAAAAGGGAGAAGCTCCAAAGTTTACTCCACTGCCAATGGGCACCTTTGACCCTGAGAAATTCAAGGTAAAGGTTCAGGAAGGTCAACCCGATGCTATTGATCCTAATGCTGGACTTGGTGAGAAAATCAACAAAGACGTTGAGAAAACCACCAATATAATGAATACTTACAAATCTGCCATTGGCAATTTGGAAAGTAAAATCAATAAAGATATTTCTTCCCGTGATGTGTTAGCTAAGGAACTCAAAGACCTCAAAGCAGGTTTTGAGGAAATAGGCCAACCCAAAACAAAAGAGGAAGCCATGGCCCTACAGGGCATGTATGAAGAGTTTAATAAAAAAGTTGGTGAGTTAGAAGCTATACAGCAAGATGCTGAAAAGAAGTATGCCACATACCAAACCATTTCGAAAGGATATGAAAGGCGTGTAAAAGAGCTTGACCCATTAATGCGTACCCTTGACCCAAAGGAAAGTGAATACTTACCATATTGGGATAAAGTGGGAGCTCCAATGTTAGGGGCCTTTTTGCAATCATTACCAAACCAAATTATCAGAACGGCTGGAATGGCCTCTGGTGGGATAAACAATCCACAAGGTTGGGTTGAAGGTATTAATAAAGCCAATAAAATAATAGAAGCCACAGGGCTAAGTAGGCTTGATGATGCTGCAAAAGAAGAGTTACTAAGGTCAGAAAAGAACGCGATGAAGCTAAGAATAAGGGAGGGCACAGACCTTGAAACCTTATTCAAAGGAGACATGGAAAGCATTAAGGGAAATGCTGGAAAGATTATTGACCTTGCTTTCAAACAAGCTGTGGCCTCTGCTCCAATTACTGTGGCTGCATTAGGTGCAACTGCCTTTGGTGGTGTTGGTGCCGGTGCGGCTCTTACCTTTTTTGGTTCTGCAGGTGCAAAGTATGCAGGTTTAAAAGACCGCACAGATATGAGCGAAGTAGATAAAATGCTTAGTTCAACTGGTGAAGGCATGTTGGAAACTGCATTTGAGTTTCTTCCTGACGTATTTAATGCTAAAATCGTTCTCAACTCCATTAAGGGAATGGGTAAGAAACAAGCCGCAGCACAAGTTAAGAAATCACTTACAGATTCTTTCTTTGATGCTTATGGTAAGTTTTTTCCTATCACAGCTCCAATAGGTGAAGGAGTTGGTGAAGTGTTTACAGGTGTTGGTCAAAGATATACCGACACTATTTTTGATCCACAGTATAGCAACCTTAGCGAAGCCGAAAAGAACAAGTATATTTTTGGCGAAAACTATTCCAAAGTTAAAAGTGAATTTTCATCAGGAGCAGCTGGGGCAACTTTCTTTACTGCCCCACAGATGGTAGCTGAAACTATAAAAGGAATCCGTGACCCAAAAGCGAGGGTAAAGGTTCAGGAGTTTTTTGCTAAGAAGCAAGCTGTTGAAAAGGATATCAAAGAAGGTAATTTAACTGGCACAGCTGCGGAAGTAGCCGCAGAGGAATTAAACAATATTAATGGTCAGATATCCGATATCGTTAAGAAAAATACCGAAGAGGGAGAATCTATCACCATTGACCAGAAAGGTGCCGCAGAAGAGCTAAATGAACAAATTGATGCTATTGATAATAACATTCTTTTAAACCCAAATATTAGCCCTGAAACTGTGGCTGCATTAGAAGCCAAAAAGAAGGACCTTGAAAAGCAAGTAAAAGAAATCACCAAGCCTACAGCTCTATTAACTGAAATGGAGGCTTTAAAAATTGAAGAGCAAAATGGAGAAACCAAACCAGAACTTAAACAACCCACAGAAGCTAACGGACAAAAGCCTGAGAACACAGGAAGCGATAAAGCAGCTGGAAAAAAAGATAGCGGAAATCAAGGAGCGAATGAAAGGCCAGAAGTAGGCGGTTCAGGATTGGTTATGAATAGGCCAATAGAGGATAAGATTATAGAGTTAAGGGCGCAAGAACAATTAGAAAAGGATGCTACAGACCCTAATGACCAAGAAAAGTTAGATGAAATTTACAATAGGTATGATAAGCTCATTACTCCTTTGTTGCCTAAGAAAGAAGCACCTGCACCAAAACAAGAAGCACCTGCCGTAGAAGCATTAAAAGATGTAGAGAGTACGGTTAAAGCAATAAGTAAATTAGATGAAGTTGTTATAGATGATTTGAAGTCTAAAAATACTCTTGATAACTATGATATAACAGAAGTAGAAATACCTGATGATATTGAATCGGAAATGTTTTGGCATGAAAAATTAATAGAAAAAGCATTAAAAGATGTTGGAGTAAAATTTTCAAAACAAGGCTCAAAAAGTAGTGGTAGCACTTATTATACTTTGAAACTTAGCGATGGAGAATCGTTTAAGTTAAGATTGGCAGACCATAAGCAGAAGTATGATGCTGATGGTAATGTACAATACGGAGAAGATACTACACCACAGGAATTGTTAGAAATGTTAAGAGATGAATTGCCTGATGGTAAAATAGTAAAAAATACTTCTATTGCAGAGGAGTATCATAAGCAAAAATCTTATAAAAATATTACTAATACTGAATTAGTAAAAGCAGTAGAATCCCTACTATCTAAAGAACAAGCACCCACCCAAGAAACAAAGGATAAGCCACAGCAATTTGGCCTTGAATTAGTAAAGGAAAATCAGGCAATTGCAGCCAAAGGCATAGAAGGTAAGTTGTTCACTGACCAAGAATCAAAAGAATACCAAGAGCTAATTGAATCCAAATACAATGATACTCCTAAGTTTGGTCAAGAAAGTGAAGATATCAGGCAGAACATGTGGAACTATGACAATCCATTAGCTGAAAAAGACGTCAATGGTGTAAATGTTAGAATTGCTGAGGGCTTAATCGAAGGTGAACCATATTCAGGTAATAGGAGAAAAACCTATTTATTATATGCTGATGGCAAGGTTGTGGGCAAATTTTACTCAAAACAAGATGCCAAAGACGTTGTAAAAATAATTGAAAGTAATTTAGTAAAACAAATAGGACAAGATGAAACCGACACCACAGGAGAAAGCAGAAGTACAGAAACTATTATCGCAGAAAGCGAAGCTATTGAAGCAGAAGCAGCGGATCATAAACCAGGACAAAGCTCAAAATCAATCCTCCAAAAACTAGAGGACCAGATAAACAGCATTAATGCCAAGGTAGTAAAGCTCACAGAGACTTGGGATGAAGACCAGTTGCCAATGGATGAACAAGCAGGCAGACAAGCAAGCAAGGCAGCTAAGAAAGAAGTTCGCAAGTATGCTGGTGAGGTTGCTAAATTACTTGGATGGACAGCTAGTAAAATAAATGATAATATTGCCCCTGCAGGTGGTGATGTTTCTTTTGATTTACAAATACCTGGTACTCCACTTGAAATGTATGTTGCTTTAAAATATGACCCTGATTACAATGGTAGGTATGAAAATTATAGATTAACCGAATTTTTTTACCGAGTTGAAAATCCTACATTAAAGGGTAGAGACAAATACGTTGGTGGTAACCAATGGTTAAAAGTACATGGAAGAGCTGAATTTTATCAAAAATCCATAACTAGCATCCCAACTCCAAAAGAGTTTGCATTGATATTGGCAAAGGAAGCGGCACCATATATTGAGAAGTTAGCTAAACAGGATCCAGAAAATACTAACATGGCACAGGCCCAAGAGGCAATAAGGAATATTGTTGATGCTGTTGGCTTACCAAAGGACAATGTTATTGTTACAGGGGTTAAGCCAACCCAAACTGATAAGGTAAAAGAAGTATTGGCTAGTTCAGACGAGGGTAAAAGCATAAAGGAAATAGCAGAAGCCACAGGAATAGTTGAGCCAAACATAAGAAGGATATTAGGTGTAGGAACCAAGGCTGGAAAGTTCGAAAGAATTGGCTCAGGTGTTTACACCTTGAAGGGAGAGGATGGCAAGGAAGCTGCATACATTGAAGCAGGTGAAGCAAAAGAAACACTAGCTAGGTTTGCAGAAGAGGGACGTAAGTTTGACATGGTATTCCTTGACCCTGCATATTTCAGCCGTGCCTTAATCGGTGGAAACCGTGGCATAAAAGAATATTCATTCATCATGCCTCCTGATTTTGAAGAGGTAATGAATAGTATTTCCAAGATGGTTGGTAAAGACAACCATGTGTATGTTATGTTATCCGGTGCTGATACGGCACAGAAAGACATGGTAAAATATGTTGATGGTGTTGTTAATGCTGGATTCAAGTTAATTGGAGAAGGTGGCTACCAGAAAACATTTAAGGATGGTTCTCCCGTGACAAATGTTAGGGGTGAGGTTGCGAAGCCTGAAAGATTAATGTTGTTTACCAAGTCTGGTAATGCTAGAGCAGGTGAAATTCCCGTTAACCTTAATTTCAGGTTCATAAGACCAAGCGTTAAGACTAGCTACCAAACAGAAAAGCCAAAAGAATTGTTAAGAGCTTTGATCCAACAGTCAACTTTTGAAGGTGAATCTATTTTGGACCCATTTGCAGGTTCAGGCGTTACAGGTGAACAAGCTGTGGAAACTGGCCGCAAACCAACACTGGTAGAAAAGAATCCTGATGTTGTAGATAATATTATTGTGCCACGGGTTGAAGGTGCCATAAAAAAGGAACTAAGCAAAGTTGACCAAGAGATAGCAGACGAGTTGGAAGCATTGCGCAAGATGATGAACAACCTTGGTTCAGGTGTTAATCCTGAGCATTTGGCACAGGCCGTTAAGATTACGGGCCTATTCATCAAGAAGGGCGTGTTGAAGTTTGCTGATATTATGCAGCAAGCCACAGAGCTTATGGGTGCTGGAATCCGTGACATATTTCCTGCTATGAAGCAAGGATATTTGGCCTACATGGGAACAGCTGAGGACATTGAAGGAATGTCTGAAATTAAGGAAGTAAGAAATTTCGATATTGAATTAATAATTAATAAAGCAGAAAATGAGCAAGACAATTCAACCTTACCAAACGGAGATGGGAGAAATCCATCTGAACTGGATGCTGGAATACCAGCCACAGGAGTTATTGAAGAAGTACAAGGAGGGAACTTTGAAGGAGTATTTAAACCAAATGGTCAACCAAGCGGAGAAAGTGATGGAGCAGATGGAAAAGGAGGGAAGGTTAGAGGTGGAAGGACAAGAGATAGTAAATCAGACAATCCTAGCAACGCCACAGGAGGAAACAGCGGAACCACTACCGGAAAAGGTAGTAAAGGAAATAATGGATCACTTAGAAATGTAAACAATTTCAGGATATCAGAAAGTGATGTAATAGTTCAAAAAGGAGAAATGGACCGAATTAAATCCAACATTTCTGCCATTAGATTAGCAAAAGCAATTACAGCCGAAAACAGACTAGCAACTGAATCTGAAAAGAAAGTGTTAGCTAAGTTTGTTGGATGGGGAGGATTGGCCACAGTGCTAGACGAATCTAAGTTTGGTAAGTACTACGAACAAGCATGGAATGATAAGTATGGTAAACTGCATGAAGAAATAAAGCAGATACTTACCCCAGAAGAGTTTAATGATGCTGTTAACTCAACTATAAATGCTCACTACACTGATAAAAGTGTTATTGAAGCTATGTGGTCATTAGCTGAAAAGTTTGGATTTAAAGGTGGAAATATCATGGAGCCAGGGGCAGGTATAGGTCACTTCATTGGCTTAATGCCACAGAATATTTCTGATAACTCACTTGTAACAGCGTATGAGCTTGATAGCTTAACTGGTTTAATTCTGTCAAAACTTTATCCTGATGCTGCAACGAGGATTACCGGATATGAAAATTCTGTGGAAGCAAACAATTCACAGGACTTAATTATTGCAAATGTTCCTTTTGGTAGAACAGCACCATACGATAAGAATAATCAGGACCTTTCTAAATTCAATTTGCATAATTATTTTATTGCAAAAGGAATTAGGCAGTTAAAACCAGGAGGAATAGGAATGTTTATTACTTCCTCTTCATCTATGGATAATGCTGGTAATGGTATTAAGTTTCGTGAGTGGACACAGAATGAAGGTAACTCAGACTTTATAGGAGCTATCAGGTTGCCAAATAATGCATTTGATAAAAATGCAGGTACCCAAGTTACCACAGATATTATGATTTATCGCAAACGTGCCACAGCTCAGGCAAGCGAATTAAATCAGCCGTACAGATATGTATTGCCTTTACGCGAAGCTAAAAACAGCGAAGGCAAACCGACCACAATTGATATAAATGAATACTATATCAACAATCCTGAAATGATGCTAGGTGAAATGTTCCTTGCCTCAGAATCTGGAAAAGGTGGTTTGTATAATGCAGATGCACAAACATTGATGGCACCTGCAGGACAAAAAACTATTGAGTTGTTAAATGAAAGGATCAAACTTTTCCCTGAAAATATTTTTGGAGCAGAAGCCTCAACAGTTCAGCAAGAAACTATTGCATCTTCTTTAGAAGATAAGGATGGAACAATAATAGAAAAAGATAATGCACTATACTATGTTGAAAACGGGAAATTGGTTACTCCAACATGGACTTACCAAGATTACAAAGGAATAAACCCTGAAACTGGTGGTGGCAAAACGTATAAAAAAGGTGAGGTTGCTAAAAACTACTTAGAAATTAAAGCCGCAGTTCGCGAATTGATTAATTTAGAACAACAAAAAAATGTTGATGAAGATTTAATTGAAGAAAAAAGAACTTTACTAAACGCTAAATATGACAAGTTTGTAAATAGGTTTGGTGAATTTTCTAGGAACAGAAAGATTGAATTTTTGGAAGATGATTCTGAGCACACAGCCGTATTTGCACTAGAAGATGTTAAGAAAAATGTGTCTTTTGATATAAATGGAAATGTGACAAGAACATTTACTATTGAAAAAAGCCCTATTTTCTTTAAGAGGGTTAATTTCCCAGTAGAAGAGCCAGCTAGTGCTGAAAACATTAGTGATGCTGTAAATATTAGTATTAGTTATAGGAATAGAATAGACATACCTTTTATAAGCAATTTAGTTGGGCTTACCGAAAATGAAGTAAAGTCTGAATTGCTTTCAACTGGTGAGGCGTTTGAGAATCCAGATACAGGACTTTTGGAAGATAGAAACGAGTATTTATCAGGATTTGTTAGGACTAAACTTAAACAAGCTATTGCGGCCTCAGAAACCAATCCAGAGTATCAAGATAATGTAAAAGCATTAGAAGAGGTTGTACCAAAAGATATGCCAGCTCAATTGATTGAATTTAAATTAGGCTCAACTTGGTTGCCCCCACATTTTATTAAAGACTTTATAAAAGAAACTGTAGGTGTAAGCACTGTTATAGAATATAGTAAAATTTCTGGAAGATGGAATTTAAATGGTTCATCTAATACATCAGACCCAAGAAACCAGGTTACATTCGCAACCAAAGACTTTTCAGCTGTTGAGTTAATTATGAAAGCATTAAACTTAACACAGCCAGAAGTTTCTTACACAGTTAAAAACCCAGATGGATCAAAGTCCACAGTAAAAGACATTGAAAAAACAATGGAAGCTCAAGCTAAAATGCAAGAGCTTGTAGATATGTTTTACAATTACTTAAAGTCTGATAAAGAAAAAATGAAGGAGGTTGAAGTAATTTTCAATGATATTTATAGAGATTTTATTGAAAAGAAATACACTTTACCTAGTTTTCAGTATTATCCTGGTGCATCCAGAGACATCAAGTTGAATGTTCACCAAAGAAAAGGCGTTGTAAGAGCCACTAGGGATAGCGTGTTGCTTGCTCATGAGGTTGGAACAGGTAAGACATTTACAATTATTACCACTGCTATGGAGTGGAGAAGACTAGGCATTGCTAAAAAGCCAATGATAGTTGTTCAAAATGCCACTTTAGAGCAGTTTGCCAGAGACTTTAAGAAGCTATACCCATCAGCTAATATACTTTATCCAACTAAAAAAGAAATGGAAGCTAAGTATAGGCAAACACTTTTTAACAAAATTGCTTATGGCGATTGGGATTCAGTAATTATACCACAGTCATTTCTTGATTTTATACCTGATGATGAAGCTAGAGAAAGGGCGTATCTTCAAGAACAAATCGATGAAGTGGAAGAAGCTCTTAATGATGCTATAGATTCTCAAGATAGAGGTGCTATGTCTGAATTAAAGAGAATTGCCAAGTCTTTGGATGAAAAGATGGAAGAAATAGGCAAACCAAAAAGGAAGGTAAAGGATAAAGCCAAAGCTAACCTATCAGCAACAAAAACATTTTTGCGCCAAGCAGATAGAAGAAAAGATGATGTATTGAATTTTGAGCAAATGGGTATTGATGCCTTAGTTGTGGATGAAGCTCACAATTATAAAAAGCTAGGTTTTGTATCTAAAATGAGCCGTATAAAAGGTATTGACGTTGGAAGATCAAAACGTGCCTTTGGTTTATTTATGAAAGTAAGGTGGATTCAAGAAAAAAATAATGGCCGTAACATTGTATTTGCCACAGGTACACCTATAACAAATACAATGGCTGAAGCGTGGACCATGATGAAGTTTGTGGCTCCAGAGATTATTGAAAAGTATAACATAAGGACATTTGACGAGTTCGCTAGTACATTTGGAGTTGTTGAACCTTCATTAGAGTTTGGTCCTACTGGAAAGTTTAAAGTAGTTGAGAGGTTTAAATCATATATGAACGCCCCTGAATTGCTAACAGCATTTAGAAGTAAGACCGATGTGGTTTTAACAGAGGATATCCCAGAGTTTAAAGAAAGCAATTCTATTCCAAAGTTAAAAATACAACCTGATGGTAAAGCTGGTTATACTACAATATACCTTGACCAAACAGACCAATTGAAATCAACAATGGGTGTTTTCAAAAAAACACTTGAAGATTGGGAAAAGCTAACCGGAAAAGAAAAAAGAAAACTGAGCTATTTGCCTTTGTTGATTTTTAATAGGGCAAAGCAAGCTGCAATTGATTTAAGATTAATTGACCCTGCCGCAGCTGATGATCCAGGTTCAAAAACAAATGCTGTTGTAAAAGAAGTTAAGCGTATTTATGATGCTACAAGCGATTATAAAGGAACTCAACTTGTTTTTTCTGATATGTACCAAAGTCCAGAGGCTAAGGAAAAGTTCTTAGATGAAGATGGAACTATACCTAATCCAGCATACGGACTACCAAGATTTAATCTTTATAATGAAATTAAAGATAAATTAGTAAAATTAGGTATTCCAGAAAATGAAATAGCTGTAGTAAACGATTATGAGGGAGACAAAAAGACCTATATTTTTGACCAAGTTAAAGCTGGTAATATTAGGGTTTTACTAGGAAGTACTGAGCGTATGGGTGTTGGGGTGAATGTTCAAGATAAACTTGCTGCATTGCACCATATTGATGCTCCACCTAGACCTATGGACTTTGCACAAAGAAATGGCCGTATATTAAGGCAGGGTAACTCTCATGCTGAAATGGGTAAACCTGTGGAAATTTTAACCTATGGAGTTAAAAAAACATTAGATGCCACAGCTTACCAAAGACTTCAATTCAAGCAAAAATTCATTAACCAAATGATGAAAGCCGAGGGAGTTGATAGAATTATGGCAGATGAAGCAGACGAGGACAATCCATCTGATATGGCTTTCTCTCAAATGATGTCAACACTATCTGGTTCACAATATGCTATTTTGCACACTCAAAGAATGTATGAGCTTCGTAAGTTAAGAACAGCCAAGTCTAACTATGAAAGAAGATTGGTTGAATTAAACGACACCATAAAAAATAGCGAAAAAATCATTGATAGCTTAGAAATACAGAAAGCTAATTATGTTCCTTTCATAGAAGAAATAAACAAGTATTTTCCAGAAGGTAAAGTAACTAGCGTAACTGTAAACGAAGTTACTGTTTCAGAAAATATGGGTGATGCTGTTGAATCTGTAGTTGATAAGATAAAAACCAAACTTAAAGTTTCTCCTTCAGGAACAAATGTTGAAGATCAAATTGAAGTAAATGGTAGGCCATTGGTAATATATGGAACATTATATGTGGCTATGAATGGTATTCCAACTGCATATATTAAATATACCATGGGTGGTGAAAACACCAGCTCTCAGTTTTCTGGGGAAGTTAATTCTGGTGTAGGTTTAATGATGTCAATAGGAAGCAAAGTTAAAGCAGCCACAGACAAAGAGCGAGTAAAAGAAGAGGTAGAATCATTTGATAGAAGAATTACTAGGGCAAAAGATACAATCACAGCTTCGCAAGAATTGTTAGTAAAACCATTTGAAAAAGCGGATGAATTAGTTAGAAAAGAAGCTGAGGTAATAGACCTAGAGGAAAAAATGAAAAATGAATCCTCAGAAGAAGAAACTACTGGCGGTGGTGAAGTAAAAGAAGAAGAGGTGCCACAGCCAAAAGGACTAGCTGACCGAGGCATAAGCGCATTGGAGCGCATGAAGATTAACACCAATAATAATATGTTTGGTATGCTTCCTCCATTTGCTCTTGCAATACCTATATGGAATACCACAGTGAGCTTAATGCAAGATGCTATTCGCGCTGGTAAACTAGCTTATGATGTTATTAATACCGGATTAGAATATATCCGCAACCAAGGGGTTGCATTTCCTTACGAGGCTGAGTTTACTGAATACTTTCAGTCAATACTTATTGGCCCTCCTAATGGAGACCCATACACCACAGAGGATATTGAAAACGAAAAACAAGCTGTGGCAGCACAGTTAAAGGACAAGTACACCGACATTGAAAAAACCATATTTGGAACAGCCACAAGCAAAGATTCTGATATGGAAGATATGCAGACCATGGCATCTGGCATGCTTGGACTTATTAACAGGGCACAGGATGCAACCTTGGTTAATGCTAAAAACTACATGGGAGATAAATTGGCTAACCTTTACGCAAAGAAAGCTATTAGTGATAAGAAGCTAGTTCGAAACATTGCAGGTTCGTTGAATGGGTTGTTTGCCAACCTAAGTAAAACTGTGGACCAGCAAATTAGGGGTGAGGCTTACGCAGGAGATATCCAAAGGGCTATTTCAGATGCAAACCAAATTAGCAAGTGGTTGAGAGCTGCAATTGGAAACAGCGCAGAAAGTCTCCACAGAATAGACCAAGTTTTAGACCCTGAGTTCTATAATAAATTGAGCTTGGAAAGATTTAAGTCTTATTTGAAGGATGAAATAGGCGAAGAGGATTACAATGCCATCCCAGAAGAGCAATTTCCTGATTGGTACGCACAATACTTATTAGATATTGGCTACAATGAAGGGTACAAACCTGTGACATTGGATGAACTTACACCTGCAGAACTTGAAGTTTACACAGTGCTTAGGAATATCAATAACTATTTGCATGACCTGAATTTCTTGAATGGCAAGGTTACATACTCAACCTACATGAAAAATAAAGGTAAGTATGTTGCTAGGTTGTATTCGAAGTTTGAATTGCCACAGGATGCAAATGATATGATCACCAACCAGAATAGGGAGCATACTAATATGTTCCTTAAGAGGGGTGAGATTACAGAGTGGAAAGTATCAAACAGATTAAGTGACCCAATTTACGCAACTACCAAAAGATTGTATCAGTCATTAATGAATAACGCTATCTATGAGTATTCAGATTATGTAATGAAGCAACCAGGTCAGGTGAGTAAAATTGAAATGCCTGGTTATAAATTAATGGGTAGGGGTTATGGAAAACTTAGCGGTAAGTACCTTCGTAATGATATTGCACAGGATTTCTTAGATTTCTTTTACGCGAATGAGCAATTGAACAGAGCTTATGATTTCTTGAAAAAGTTTGACAGATGGACACCAAGGCAGTTCTATAAAAAGTTATTCACAGTTTGGAATCCTGGTGTGCATTTAGGAAACTTAACGAGCAACTATGTGTTTGCATATCTTTCAGGCATTAACGCTGGTAGATTAAGTGCTAATGTGCCAAAGGCTTTAAGTGAGATTAATAATTATGGTCCTATGTATAGGTACCTAATTTCAAAGGGAGTTATTAAATCTTCATTGAGCAAAACCGACCTTGTAAATTCAATCACTACTCTTGATAAATTAACCGCTGATGCTGTGGAGTCACAGAGCGTTTGGAGTAAAATGGCAGAGATTCCAGGTGAGGTTTATGCTGGTGTGGATGATATTTTCAAGATTGCAGCTTACATTAGTTTGCTTGAAGAGGGAATGGAACCAAAAATGGCCACAGATAGAGTTATGGAGGGATTTCAGAACTATAAACGTGTTGGAAAAACTTATGACTTTGCAAGTAAAATACCATTGATAGGAAAGCCTTTCGGCAAGTTTGCAGGTGACTTATTGCGCATATCTAAAAATGCAGTAATGACCAGACCACTACAAACAGCTACATTTATTGCAACTCTTCATTTCATTGCTTACATGGCTAGTAAAATGTCGGGTGAGGATGATATGGACAGAAGGATAAGAGCAAGCAGACCTGGTTTCCCTAAAATCCCAATGCCTGATTTTATGGGAGGTGATGTTGAGCTTGGTTATAAAATTGGAAACAATGAGCTTAACGTGGCAAGGCTTATCACTCCTTTGTTTATTTACTCAGGAGTTGATGATGGGGATGCTTACGATGCTTGGCAAAAGTTCAGTCCTCTTCCTTTGCAGGTTGATAATTGGACCAACCATCCTTCTGGCACAGGTACAGTTAACATTGCTAAAAACTTTGGTTCTGATCCTGTATTGTCTCCGATTCTCCAACTGTGGCTTAATGCTGACTTTAGAGGGGTGCCTATTTTTGACCCAGCTGAAAACAAATATGAGAAAAGCACATTGACCGATGATGAAAAATTATTTAATGCTCTTGGTTTTTTAGCTAGGTCTTATGGTGGTGCTGGATATTCTTTTCTTGATGATTTAGTTGCAGCCTCACAAGGCAAAGAAGATTACTATGGTAGGGAGAAAACCTCTGGTCAGGTAGTTCTTAGACTATTGGGCGTTAAGGTTGAGAAATTTCCAGATACCAAGTATGGTAAAATAATGCAGTCAAAATTAAAGTCATATAATTATCAGTCTGCCGATAACATAAAGGTTTTCAACAATATTCGCGAGCTTTATGCACTAGGTAAAATTGACTTAGAGACCTATAAAAAGCGCATGGTTCCAGTAATGGAAGAAGCAGTTAAGATAGAAAAGAATAAGAAAATTGATTTTGGTGAAAAATAATTTGCAAATTAAATCCAAAATAATATATAAATTTGTAAGAGAGTATTATAGAGTATATGAAGAGTAGTTTAATTTTAAATCAAAATTTAATCTTTATAATATCATGGCAACAAGTATCGCTTATTTGTATGTTCTTGCTAAAAATGACCGCAAGTTCTACGCTGCTCCTGCAGCACAATCTTCATTAGCTGGAACTTTACCGGCTACTAATGCTTATCAAATTTTCAACATGAAACGTATCGTTGCTTATAAGGCAAGTGGTTCAAACTGCTTGATTACTTATAAAAACGAAGCTGCTGCTGTTGATCAATATTTGGTAAATGAATCATACGCCACAGTTAAAGGACTTGCTGCTATTGCAGCTGTTGAATTTGCTGAGGTATCTGTGACAAATATTAATGGTGTGGAATTAGCTACCGCACAAACTCAAACTATCAGTTCTGAGGAAATTATTTCAGCTGTTTCTACTGCTCTTACCGCAACATCAAGAGGTGCTGGCGCAGGAACATTAAATTCTACCACTGACTTTTTAAGTTTTGGTGCTGCGGCTCCTGCAGTTGGTACCAGATTTAGAATTACCGCTGGAACCCTTACAGGAAATGGCTTAACTGCCAACACTGACTATTGGGTACAAGCTGTATCTGGAAATGACTTTAAGGCTGCAGCTACTTTAGGTGGTGCTGCTATTGACCTTACAGGTACTAATAGAAGTAACCTTACTTTTGCTGTTTACTTAGATGGTTCTACCATTACAATTCAACAACAAGATGGTTTTGTACCACAGAAAATAAAAGTTACTGTGCCTCTTGGCGTATTAGCTACTGCATTAAACGCATAATTTTTAGGAGCCCATAGTAAACTGTGGGCTCCTATTTTTTCATTATTAAAACTAAGTGTTATGTCATTTCAAGCTGAAAGTTATATCCAATCAACACCAAATTACAATATTATTGTTGGTAAATTCTGTTACCCTTTGCCTTTTGCACCAGGAGGAACTATTTCACGGGTTGCTAGTAGGCCAAAACCGTTAATTGTTGGTACCGATGTATCAATTACAGTAGATGGTGTTGATTTTAATATAACATCATTAACTGGTGATCACTTTCTTAATTTTGGTGTTAATCCTGGTGATGTAATTGTATTTAACACACCACAAGTTAGTGGGCAATATGCTGTATCATCGGTAACTTCTGCCACAGTAATAAAAGTTAATGGTCCTGCAGTAGCAATTACAAGTGGAACAATATACTTTCAATCCAAGCCACAGCCAATAGAAGGTGGAAATGGAGCTAATTTTAATAAAGCAAAAAGAGGTGATTATTTAGTGGTAATGAGCGATTCATTAACACCAACAGTACAAGTAGCAAAAATATCTGAGGTAACAGATGCAACACATTTAACAGTTATAGGTGGTTTTGTTGGTGATATAGACGATTTACCATTTATGATATGTCGCAATCAATTATTGGGAGTATCAATAAATTGTGTTGGAGGTGGAGTTGTAATGGGCCAAAATGTTGATGCAGGAGATGTTTTAACATTTTATCAAGATTCTGGGCTAGAACCTGTTTACGGAGATAGCGGAACAAGCGAATTTAAAATTTTAATTCAAAAATAATGTTTGGCTTTAATAGCAATAACAGACAATTTGGATGGTATGTCAATGTAAGTTCTGGCAAGCCTAAATGCATAATTGCACCTAGAATTAGCGGTCCCACTAGTTTAAATAGTACGCTATTTTGCAATACAGGCACTTGGATAGGCGACCCAAATGAGTTTGTTTTCACCTATCAATGGAACCGAAATGGTGTTCCTATTGTAGGGGCAACAAACAACACTTATGTAACTGTGCTAGCAGATAGCTTGGCAAATATAACATGTACGGTTACTGCAAGTAATTGTCATGTATATATGTTAGACTTCAGCAAACCAAAAAATTCAGGATATTATACTTTCTTTACTTAAAAAAATACAACAAAATGGGAAATAATGTACAATTAAAAGATGCGAATAGCGTAACTTTTACAACCAAAACCACAGAAACAACAGGGGTACATACACCTCACTATAACGTAGATGCTTTACCTGTTGCATTTAATGCAGGAGCTTCTAGTGCAACTACTCAAAGAACAGTTTCAGCATCAGACGACCCAGGAGTAGTTCAGCTACAAAATATAAGCACAGATTTAGGCGCACCTGATGATGCAGCAGCTTCAAGTGATACAGGTATTTTTGGTATCATTGCTTTCATTAAAAGAGCGATGCAAAATTGGACATCATTGCTTAATAGAATACCAACTTTGGGTAATAAAACTGCTGCTAATAGCCTTGCAATTACACTATCGGTTGAAACTGCAAGTGGTACTATTACAACACAAAACTTAGTACCTAATGGAGCAGCAACTGCTGGAAGTGCAGTTGAAATTACACTGTTTGGTATGAGCACTCTAGCCATTCAGGTTACAGGAACTTACACAGGTGCGCTCAGTATTCAAGTTACCAACGATGATGTTCGTTGGGAAACTATTACTGCTGCATCAATGTTAAATGCAATAACAGGTGTACCAATTGCTACAATTCCATCAGCAGCTATTGGAGTATTTCAAATTGATTTAAGTGGTTTTCTCAAAGCAAGGATAACAGGACTTGCAGCAATGACTGGTACTGCAACTATAACATTAAGAGCAGTTAGTGGAACAGCACTTGTAACTATTGACAATCCATTGCCAACAGGAGCTAATACAATTGGCGGTGTAAACGTTATAACAGGCCAAACTGCTCATAGTTCAGCGGTTACAGGTAATCCTGTTAGAGTTGGTGGTAAGGTTGTACCAACCACAATAGCTACACAGGATGCTACATTAATTGCAGGCGATGCTGCGGATGCACCTATTTCTACAGGTGGGCAATCAATTGTAAAACAAAATGCAACTGCGGAATTGGATTTCAATTTTAACTTTTCTTGTTTGGCATCAGTAGTTACAGTTCAACAACTAATACCTGCAAGCGGAACTGCATCAATAAGAAACTATTTAGCTAATTTGAAATTAGCAACAGATACGCTTGGTGCAGGTGGAGTAGCTTGGATATTAGATGGTGCTTTAACTGTTTCGTCAATAGCAACAGGAACAGGCTTATGCACTACATCGCCAGCGCACGATTTAAAGATTGGTGATTCAATAGTGTTTACTGCCTTAACAGGAGGCACAGGGGTATCAGCTAACACAGTGTATTATGTTACTTCGGTAGGCTCTACAACTACTTTTAACTTTGCATTAACTATTGGAGGTGCAAATGTAGTGCCTTCGGCAGCAGCAACAGCAGGAACTTGTTATAGAATTTTGTATCAGCAACATTTCAGAACAACAGGAGTAGCGTCACCAACAGTGATATATTTTCCTCAACCATTGAGAAGTAATGGTAACGCAGCGATGAGCTTGCTCATTCCTGTGTCAATGACAAGCGGAACTATCTATATTTCATCATCAGGTTATAGAGGGTTCTAATTATGAGTTGCACGACAAGCGCAATAAGCAATACCTTGACGATGCTTAATTATTCATTAGGCACACAAATGGCACAAGCACATTACAATAGAGTAATTGCTGATGGTGGAGTTGTGCCTGCTGGTGTTATATCTTTGGCAGCAGCTATTGATTTA